TACAACTAAATAGTAACGAAAAAGGCCCCTGCTCGGGGCCTTTTTCATGTCTGGAACGCGCCTATACCGCGCCTATACCGCGCCTATACCGCGCCTATACCGCGCCTATACCGCGCCTATACCGCGCCTATACCGGAGCCTAAAAAGCCCAGGTTTAGTTGGGACGGTCTTCGAGAACCGCGTATATCGCATAGATAAGGGTGAAGGCACTAAGTGCCGTGAGGATAAGGGTCAGCGCTTGCATGAAATTACTCCAAAGTTAGGGTTGAGATTTGGAATGTTAAAATTAAAATAAAATTTTAATTTTCCAAATAATTTTAGCCCGTATATAAAATAAGGGCAAGTGTCGCGCCTATAAAAGGTTAAGTGTAACGGTATAGGTGCGCGGAAACCCCCCGTCCAGCAGGGCGTTCTAGGTGCGCCTATGGTGTTACGTTGATGGCGGTTTTATGGGCGCGTTAATCCGCACTGAAAAGAAGGCTTTCTAGGCGCGCCTGTAACCTCATGTCAAGTAAGGTTTTCTAGGCGCGCGGAAACCTCCCGCCCTTACGGGCGGGAGGGTGTCAGTAGCTAAAGGGGTTGGCGCGCTTGGACGGGGTGCCTAGACTCGACGAATGCTTTACAGCATCGCTAGAGCTTAGTTGCACCCCTACTCCCCGGCCTTGGGTGGCGTATACACCAGCACACGTTGCCGTGTAGTGCCATGACTTCCATCCCTTGCAATGCCCAGGCGGGAGAACGGTCACGGTAACGACGGGTGCACGGTAGGCAACCTTCCATTCTTCGCGTTTCTTTTTCATCTGTGTTGGTCTCTGTTAGGCAAACAAAAAAGCCTACAGATTAGGCAGGCTTTGTTGCTTGCCCTGCCGTTGCGGGCAGGGCAGGGAGAGGGTTAGGCGGCCTTGCGGGTCTCGGTGTCGGTCTCTACGCTTTGGAGCGCATCAAACGCGGCCTCAACTTCATCCGCATCCTCTGCGTTAAACTCAGCCGCACACCCTGCGTTAAACAGGGCCGCATACTCTGCGTCAGCCGCATCCTCTGCGTCAATCTGTGCCTTGTAATCTTGTGCTTCCTTTAGAAGTTTGGTCGCCAAGTCAGAGACGTCCGCGCTGTACGTACGATTACCGCGCTTTTTGCCTTCCGCGGGATTCTTGAGCAACTTCAAAAGTTCCTCAAGGCCAAACTCGGTCTCTTCTCCAACTGGCTTGTAATCAAACCAGGGGTTGGAGATTAGGGACGCGATGTCCCAATTTTCGCGACCGCCCATCGCATCCTCAGAGTCGCTATCGATGAAAGCCTTGTAAGCCTTGGTTTTTACGTTCTGAGTCAGACAGAGCGGGGCGTACGCTTGCATCCAAGCGGTCAGCTTGGTAACGCGGCTGCCCTTGGGCATGGCGGAGATCAGACGGCCGACATAACCGCAGTCACCATACTGCTGCGCATGGGAGACCGCGGATGCGGCCGCTTGCCAGATACTGTTGTCCAGCTTGGCACCGCGGTTACCGATACTAGTGATCGCGGAACCAATCAGTTTGCCTTGGGAAGCGGCGGAATCGGAAACGATCAATTCGATGTTAGACATGGGATTTTACCTTCTTACACGTTGGTTTATGGTTTGCTTCGATTGAAGCTAGATAATCTTTAAGATAAAGATTATTTAGCTTAAATCAACTGCTAAACAACTGCTTAGCAAGGCGTACCCTGCTAAGCAGTTGACCGTAACAGGGTGCTAAACCTGTTACGTGCACTACTTATTAAATCCATTTACATTTTTGGCGCTGTACGGACCGCATATCCGATTAACCAGGGATTCTCACATCGCCCACGTGGTGCCTTTTCAATGTACACTTCCTGTGTACAGTCTCCCCCGCATTCTGGGGGCAAACCCTTAGCAGTCGATCGCCTTGGGTCTGAGGCATACCATCAAGCTAACAACTTAGCTTGACCACTAGCTTACCTATGCTTTTGACCTTGCGGCCTTAGTCCAGATTCGCTAGCGTGCGTGGTACTTAGAGGTGACCTTACCTTTGCCCATCTGTTGAGCCGAAATTTTGCTGTAACCGGTCTGCGGGACGCGGGCTGCGCTTGGAGTCGGAAAGGTAGGGCAACCTTGCGAGCTTACTCGCCACTCCAATGGACCTTAGGTTTGTCCTCACAGTCCCCTAGGAAAAGAGACTGTAGGGGCGGCCTATCTGATGTATGTATGTTATATGTTAGAGACTATCTAATGTGTGACCGGGTTCTCAAAAATCAGATACTATGATAAAGGAGGTATCCAAACCCGATCAGCGCGAACCATACACACAAGGCCATCTGGAGCAAGGTGTCGAGATTCGGTAGTAGGGTAGCGGTCATCTTCTTATCCTCTTTGGGTTAGTGGTCTGAACGCTATTAAGAATGCAGCGTATATGCCAGTATGCTCGCGCCTAGGCCATCCCATTGTTTACTATAGTATACCCGCTGACGAACGGTAGTGTAGCGGTTTGGCCTAGGCTGGCACGGGGTGAAAGTGACAGGTTTCTTTACAGTCTGTCCGTACTTTCACCTACAACAGGGACATGTACACGTGTTGTGACTGTAAAGAATACAAACAGACTAGATAACAACAGGTTAGCTTGGTTTATGCTTACTCTTGTCCCATATAGAGGACAAGGGGTGTAAAGAATCCTGACATGACATGACCCCATTGGTCGCGCCTAGACCTGGCACGGCACGTGCTATTCGTGCGCGCGCCCGCTTCTTTATATACACCCGCTTTTAATAGCTTAAGGCTATCTACTATTGTTAGGCGTCTTGGTATAGGTTAAGGCTATGTACTATTATTAAGGATAGTGGTATAGTTAAAGTCTATGGGGGAGGAATCCGTTCATGCGTGTACGTTTAGTGTACAGCCCGGACGTTTTTACGGGGCTCGACCCCTACCACACTTTTTATAGGGTTATTACGGCAGTCAGGGTGGACAGGCCCCTTTTAGAAACAACCTCAATTTCTAAACCAATATGTCGTATGTTATCGCGCCTAGACCGAGTAGATAACCGAGTAGATAACCGAGTAGATAACCGAGTAGATAAAAGGGAACCTAGACCGAGTAGATAAAAGGGAACCTAAACTTCGCGCCTAGACCGAGTAGATAAAAGGGAACCTAAACTTCGCGCCTAGACCGAGTAGATAAAAGGGAACCTAGACCGAGTAGATAAAAGGGAACCTAGACCGAGTAGATAAAAGGGAACCTAGACCTGGCACCTGAGGCTAAGAAATTATCGCGCCTAGACCGAGTAGATAAAAGGGAACCTAAACTTCGCGCCTAGACTGGTGGTAGAACGTAGGTAGTAATTTTTATAATTTTAAGGTATACTTTTATTAAACCGGCGAAAGATAATTTTTAAGTTAGCAACTAGTAGTTAGTAGTTAGTAGTTAGTTTTGGAGGTTGAGATGGAGACGGAGATAACGGTGGAGATAGCGGAGCGGGCAAATGAATACTTACCTTGCTAGAAGGACTGTTGAAGGTGAAGTACCACCTGTCCGCAAGAGGGCACGGGCACGGGGGCCGGCATGGTCGGGTGGAGAGGTCGGCGGTAGTAGGGGTAGTGGTAGTGGTAGTGATATGGGCGTGGGTGGCGGTATGAGTGGCGGTATAGGGGCGGGATCAGGGGTCGAGATGATCTCCGACGAAGAGGTACGCCCTCTGGTAGGGAGCTTCATAGCTCTCTTGCCGAACTACAGCCGAGAACTGTTGGTGGAGGTAATAGGGCTTGTCGAATCTGAAAGGGCTTCTCGTAACGCTCTCTTTGCCGACTACGGCATTGGCGAGGGCCATATAAAGGGTGCGGGCGTGGTCGAGGGGGTTGGAGGGGTTGGAGGGGTTGGAGGGGTTGGAGGGGTTGGAGGGGTTGGAGGGGTTGGAGGGGTTGGAGGTAGGGAGTTGGTCAGGGGGGAAGGGGCGGGTGCGGGTGTGGTTGGAGGCGGAGGCGTGGACTTGTCTGATTCCGGGCTCGTGCGCGAGGTCGAGGATCTGATAACGACAATCCGTGCTTTGCACAAACACTTCATGAGCGGCCCTGGAGGAGCTCCTAGGGAGGACATGTTAGCCCGAGAGGCTGTTGCCTTGATTTCTGCTGCATCTTCTGCTATATCCAACCTTGTAAAATTTAGGGAGCGAGTGCATAATGTGACACGAATCGCTGCTCTAGAGCGAGCTGTTGTTGAGGTTTTGAGGTCGGAGGATAGCGACCTACAGGACAGGGTTATGGCAGCCTTTGAAAGGGAACTGTCTAATTTAGGTTGAGGTTCTGTTAGTAGAATTTTATTGGTTGGTGTTTTGTGGTTTTTAGGAGGAGAGAGGAATGGCTTTAACAATACTTGCTGGAGACAGCTTTCTGACTTATGCGGAAGAGGGAGATCTATCTCGCTATTACGATGCCGCGGACGGGGTTAAGTATACTTTTGCCACTACTGGAGGGGTGTTTAATGGCCCTTATTTATTTGGGGGCGCAGCCGGGTTGAATGTCAATCAAGATGTTACAATCCTGTCTAAAAATATACCAGCAACTCAAAAACTTATTGCTGGAGTATGGGCCATTGGAACTTACACTGGGGGTGCTCAAAGCCCTTTTCTTTGTTTAAGGGCATTGGGAGCGACCCAGTCGCAAATTAACTTAGTGTACTCTAATGGGGTTGTTCACGTTTATAGCCAGACTACTTTACTAGGTTCGGCTGCTTGTAGTTTATCGTCTTGGGGCTTTTTGGAATTATACGCAAATATAGACCAGTCTCCCAATGGGCAGATAAGCGTATTTTTGAATGGTGATGAAATACTTACTTTAACTGGAATAGATACTCAAAGTCATGCTTCTATAAATACTGCCAGTTCTATAGACATAAGACCTACAGGATCAACCAGCGCTGGTGACGTATTCGTAGGACCTTGGTATTGCGGCAGTTGCACAGCTAAAACGGACAGGCTTGGACCTATTAAAGGTGTACTGTTAAAGCCAAACGCAGATACCGCGGATGCTGATTTTACTTTGTCAACTGGGGTCAATGGTTATGCTTTAATAGACGATGTGCCGGATACGGACGATACAGATTATATACACGGTAATGTGAGTGGGGATAAGTCTATATTCGATTTGGAAAGTATACCGGCAGGGACATTCGGGACTATTCACTTTGTCAAAGGCTTTGCTATTGCTAAGGCGGAGAACTTTACCGGACATAAATTAAAGGTAGGGGTTAAGTCTGTTGCATCTTCTACTTATAGTGCAGATGCCTTGCCTAAATTGGTTTATGAGAATAGGATTGCTTTGGCGCAAACAAATCCTGATGGGGGTGGGGCTTGGACGGAGAGTGCTCTGAATGCGGCGCAGATTAGTGTTGAACTTACGACCTAAAGGGATGGAGTAAGTATCATGGGTACGCGAGTTCTATATAATTGGGAGCAAGATCAGTCGGTTACGGGATGGACGTATACCGGCGGGGCTGGAGCGGGCGATTGGGGGACAAGTGTCACCCCTTCGTGTGCGGCGGGCACGTTAGAGGTTAGGGGCAGCAATACTTGGTGGTTGTCGGCTGCTAATGGTGCGATCAGCGCAGACTCTACCCTATATAAAGACTTTTCTGTTTCTTCTTTTGCTACTGACATTGATGCAGGGAATGCTACTTATGTAGGTGATGTTTGGATTGCTACTTATTCTGCCAATAATGATAAAGGAAGACTATCATTAGAGTTTTACGATGGGTCTAGTGTAATAATAGGTTCGCGCTTAAGTGGAGCTTATTTAGATCCGGGGTGTACTTGGACACAACAGACCTTAAACGGGACAGTCCCTGCAAATACAAGGACAATTAGATTCTTATATGACGGGGACTATGTTTCTGGGTCTATGTTAAATGCTTATTATAGCGATGGTTTTTTAAGCATCAGTGGGCCTGGGATAGCTGACGACATATATAATAAGGTTACTGCTGCTGGTCTGGAAACTTTTTACGGCCCTGATACGGATGAGTATGTTAGGGTTACTGCGGGCGGGGTTGAAGTATTTTATGGGCCAGATACCGATGAATATGTTAGAGTTACTGGATTGGGGATAGAGGTTTTTGGCTCTATTTACGTTCCTATAGCGTATAATTACCCTATAATAAGTGGAATAATTTGTTAGGATTATTAAAAATGATAGACCTTCTAATACCTTCGGTAGTTGACGCCTCCTCTAATTTTGCTAGGGCAGTGGTTTCTGTTGTCCTGGTAGATGGGGATGGAGAGGAACGAGTCGGTTGGCAGGTGTCAACTGGTGTCGGTATTGTGCAGCATAAGGAGATAGTGTTGCCGGAAGAAGGGATTACCTTGTCGTTGGTGCCACAAGATGATATAGCTATAGATGCTTTGGGTGGGGCGACTTATTATAAGATTATAATTAGTTCCTCTAATAAGTCAGAAAGCTATATGGTTGCTCTTCCTAGTGATGAAGAGTCGTATACTTTATTTGAGTTGGTTGGTTTAAGTGGAGTTGTTCCAGGCTCTTTACTTTATGGAAGGCTTTTGACTTCGGCCGAGAGGGCTGGCATGGATGCAGTTAGTGAGCCAATAACAGCTCTAAATCCCTTTGCCACTATGGCAGACGTTGTGGAAGGAACGGCAGGGGTTGTTACGTTTGAAGGTAGGAGCGGAGCTGTTGTTGCCACGGCCGGAGATTACACGGCAGCCGAGGTCGGGGCTGAGCCTGCTGGCACTGTTGCTACGCACGCAGGGAATGCTTCGGCGCACCATGCGTTGGTAACGGTATCTGGAACTCCCGACTATATTACCCTTAGTGGGCAAGACCTGGTTCGCGGGTCGGTAGATTTAGCAGCTGATGTGACTGGGGATCTGCCTTTGGCGAATTTGGCCCAGGCGGCAGCGGCATCTACTTTGTTGGGTCGCGGTAGTGCTTCGGGTGCGGGAGATTGGCAGGCTTTGGCGCTTGGCACTAATCTCAGCATGTCAGGGACTACGTTGAATGCTGCTGATGGAGTGGGGGTAACGAACCTAAGTATTGCGAACGCTGGAGTATCCACGCTTGATATAGCGTCGGATACTGGTACTGACGCCACTATTCCATCTGCTACAGCATCTGCTGCTGGATTGGCTACTGCTGCTCAGATAACGAAGCTGGACGGTATTGCAGCAGGGGCGACTGTTGAAGGGGCCGCTGGCGATGCTTTTGCTTCTTCTCATCCTGGGGGAAATTCCCATATTGACTGGGCTTCGGATCAAGGGGCTACTGATATTCATTCTGGTAATATTCCTGATTTATCAGGTACTTATGCAGTAGTCGCAAATGGGGTTACTGGAGGGGATAATCACGACCATAGTGGTGGGGATGGGGCACAGATTTCGTACACGGCTCTTGGCAGCGTACCTTCACCATCCTTTGGTGTTATAGCTGTTGCGGGACAAGACAATGTAGTTGCCGATACCGATCCTGATACCTTAACTTTGGTTGCTGGCACCAGTATAGAGTTACTGACTAACGCTACGTCTGATTCTATTACTATTAATACCCCTAGACTGGTATCTGGCTTTATTAATCGCACCGATACCACACTTGGCTTTGCCTCTAATACTTTTACACTTGGTAAAGTAAATAATTACAGGGTTTGGTCTAATTCCGAGCCATTTGATTATACTGCCAGTGAAGCTATTGCCATTCCTGATGTAACCGGGTTTTACTTCTTATATATAGATGAGAACGGAGAGCTTATACTTGATGAGATTCCGTTTGATTTCTCTTCGGCTGATGGTTTTATTGCATCCTTATATTATAATTCCACAAATCCAACTGAGTATGTCTTAGGGGAGGAGAGGCACAGTTATTTTAGGAACCCTCTTGCTCACGCTGTGGCTCACGGCTCGATTGGATCTTTCTGGAAGAATGGGCTTGTAGGAACTTTTGGTGATGTTAACGGCAGTATGTCTATTTCTGCCGGACAGTTTAATGATGAGGATTTAGCACACGTATTCTCAGGCGCAACTACCCAAGCCCGAATAGTTTATCTGGATGCCAGTGGATGGCGCTGTGAAGCTTTAAGTTCTGATATAAGGAAGACTTCTGGCGGTATTATCCAATGGAATAACGGTACGGCTCTAGCTTCCCCGGCGGCAAGCGATTACGTGTGTTACTGGGTTTTCGCGGCTAATACAGGGCAAATTCATGTTGTAGTTGGGCAACAGACCCATACTACCAGTGCAGCGGCCTTAACAATTGTTCCAGACTCCCTTACTTTGCCCCCCTGGTTAAATATAGAGGGCCGCCTTCTCTACAAGATAATTTATCAAAGGACGGCTGGCACCCCTACTGGAGACATCTTCCAGACTCCTATTGATTATCGTAGGGTAACTATCGTAGGTGGAACAACCCTTGCCAGTAGCTTCCTGTCATCGGTTTTGCCCAGCAGCCAGATCCTAGTCGGTAGTGCCAGCAATATAGCTTCTCCTGTTGCTATGAGTGGCGCAGCTACCATAACTAATGCAGGAGTAGTAGACCTAGTAGCTGGTACTGTATCTCTTTCTGAGATGGCCAACCTTGCTCAAGACCAGTTTATTGGGCGCACTACAGCCAGCACCGGGGTTCCCGAGACAACTACTATTACTGCTGCGGCCCGCACAGTTCTTGACGATACTACTGTTTCTGGTATGGTAGATACTCTTGGAGGTGCGTCTTCTACCGGGACTGGTGGGTTAGTACGGGCCGCTGCTCCAACTATTTCCCCTCTGCTATCTACGTACACTATACAAGGGTATACTGGTCTCACGGCATCTGGTGCGGTAATCACCATACCTTTGGATGGTAGGTCCTATACCTATACACTACCTGAGAACACGACCATCGCGCTAAGTGGTGAGCCTACTCCACCGATATGTGCGGAGATAGACATCGTGCTTAAGCAAGCTGCGAGCGGTGGACCATATACCATCGCCTATCCCGCGGCCTGGAACTGGCCTGGCGGTATCGCGTCTACTATGCCCATTACGGCGAACGCCCGTATGCGTATCGTAGTTTCCTCAGATGCCGCTGGCGTGATTGATGCATCGGCCATGTGGATGAAGACAGTCTGATGTCACGTATACAAAGAGTGCAGCAGCCACTGATACGAGGGAGTCTCGTTGGAAGGTGGCTGTGTGGTGCGAAAGATGTAAATGACTATAGCGAGACCGGGAACAATGGAAGCCTAGTTGGTTCCCCGACTTGGACTGACGGAAGACGCGGGCCGATGCTGACGTTAAATGGCAGTGACCAGTCTGTCAGTATTCCAGACCATGCGTCTATGGAGATAGGGGCTAGTGATTTTACAATATGTGCGTGGATATACCTGACTGGGTATTCATCCAGCTACTCAGGGGCTTATGGGGCGGCCATTTTGGCAAAGGACTCCAATATCTCGGCTGACCGCTCTTTTGCCTTTTATTGTTTTGGCACAGCCAGTTCTTGGACTAGAACTGCCGTGCAGTTATTTGATACTTCTTCGAATACAAATAATAACTTTACTGTTTCTTTGGCCCTTAATACACTGTACCTTTGTGTGGCTAGGAGAATATCAGGAGTGGTATATCAAAGCGTAAATGCAGGAACGCCAGGTTCTGAAGCAAACACAAGAACTGTGCGAAACACTGCAACAACAGTAAAGATAGGTCAGCTTGGACACACAACATATCAATATTGGTTTCCTGGAAAACTGTATGACGTTCGCCTCTATCTTCGTGGATTATCTGATGACGAAGTAGCGGCCATTTATAGAGGACAAGGATAATGGATTATACGCACAATCTTATCATAACCCCACTCCCAGCATGGGTGGAAATAAGTGGAGTACTCTATCAGCCTGAGGCTTTAACGGCTGATCAACTCTCTGAGCAGGGATGGCTCAGTCTTATATATGACCCAGAAGGGGAGCCACTTGGTTATGCGGCACCTGTCGCAGAGACTCGGGCTGGGGTTCTGGTTGCAGTCGCCTATGCTCTTGGAACCGTGGCCGAGAGGTTAGCGGCAAAGGCTAGAGCCCTTCAAAAAGAAAAGAACCAAGAGACAAAGGACCTTGTTCAGCGAGCACAAACAACCATAAATGAACTTCTAGGTCTCTCAGATACATCTGATGATCTGCTCGGGAATGCCGTTCGTTCTATGGTACGGGCGATAGTTAATAAGCTCGCAACTGATGCTGGGTTGTCGGCGAATGTGACGAACGCGGAAGCTAAGGCAGCCGCTATAGCAGCGGACCCGATCTGGGATCGTCTTGACCAGACAGGCCGGGCACAAAAGGCGATGAAACAGGAGATCGCTGCTCTGACAGATGCGGTGATAGCTGGGACTGCTACGTTGGAAGATCTTGTGAGGTATTCGGTTACAGTGGCGGCCCTTATTCGTCTTGTTCCAGAATTGGGGTTGTGGCTTAATGAAGCAGATATGTGAAGAGCGGCAGTACCATGACTATTAGAGGAACGCTAAATAACTTATCCACGCTACAGAAAACTATAGAGGAAGTGGTTACTGTTAGTAAAGAAAATGCTTTATATCTTAAACAAGTAGCTGAAGAAATAAAGTCTCTTCAAAAGATAAATATTAAAGCAGAATCTACGGAAATTGTAGCTGAAGCTAGGTTTATCAAGTTAGAGACGGTTGTACAAAATATAACAGAGATAGCTCATGGTCAGGCTGTAAATTTGAAGGAACTGGCGGAAGACATACAGGTATTAACAAAAGGTGTATCTGACCATGTTACATCTACAGCCAAGACTAACTGGAGTACTCTAGCTTCCTGGTCCGCAGTCGTTCTTACCTTTGTTTCACTTGCCGGTTTCGGCTTTGTACGAGACATTGGCAAGTTAGAAGACTCATATAAGACCGTGCTTTGGGAAGAAGTTATCCCTTACTTGAGAGAGGGGCATGTCCCTGTATTGTCGGCTAAAGTAGAGGAGATAGATTCAAGATTGGCACGTATGGATACAAGGATCACTTATGAAGTGGATAAGCTAATGTCTTGGTATAAAGAGCAGAACGACTTTCTTGAAAGTCTGCATGAAAATGGGCAGCTTAAGAAACAGTAAAACTCTGTCACACAGGAGATTAAAATGAAACTATTGGTTTACATTCCCGCGGTAGTCTTATCGTCAGCTCTTTTATTTGGTTGCGGAACTACTACTGGAGAGCGAACTGCCTCTGGAGCCTTGCTTGGTGCAGGCACTGGGGCGGCCATTGGCTCCTTTAGCGGTAACGCTGGCAAAGGGGCTGTCATCGGAACAGGTATAGGGGCTCTTGGTGGGTATCTTTACGACCAAGATGTTAACAGTCGGTACAGGAGCTCCTACCCGTATAATAGCGGCTATGGGTATGAGAACCCTTATAGACGTTCTTATGGTTATTGAGGGGTTAAAAATGAAGGTTCTTACTGTCTTAGGTGTTCTAATGGCTGTGGCTATTTCCGGCTCTACGGCAATTGCTAAGGATACGGATCGCTACCCAGGGGGACGTGCACAGATCTATAAGGAGACTTGTGGTGATCTAGTACGTCGCCGTGAGAGGGAGTTGAAGCGTTATTATGAGATACAGATGGAAGCGTTGAGGGGTGAGCTTCGTCGTCCTGAGAGTCGGTATCGGGATAGGTATGATGACAGGAGGCGTGGAAGTGAAAGGTGATGAACCCTTTAGAGGGTTAGCCCGCCGGGTCAATGGCTGGTATAATGACCTGAAGAACAGACAGGAGGTCTACCTGCTTTTGCAGGGTTATGTTACCATGGTAGCACTTAAAGGGTAACCATCAGCAGCCTCAAATCTATCTAAATCTACGCCAATCTGTACTTTTGGCAATAGATACTAATCCATTGCTATTCAATAGCGATTCGCTTACAATAGCGTTGGTAGAGAGCTTTCATTGGGCGATAACCAAGCTCAATGCTTGAAACCTAGTCTGGACGCGCTCAAGCCGGACTTTAAACGCGCATCGGAGTCTTGTTAGACCATCAGCTTGCTGGTGGCTTAGGCGTTGATGGTGCGAATAGATTTGCCTGAGTTTAGATTTGGGCAGATTTTTATGAGCGGTATGTACATGAACCAGAAAACAAGCCTTGAGATCCTAATGGGGGATGCTCTTGAAGCAGAACCCGCTTCCACCACTCCCGCTGAAAAACGGGTTTTTGAAGAACGGCTAGACGATGTTTTAGCTCCTAAGCCTTGGTATACCTCTAAGACCGTTCTTGGGGCGGCAGCTTCCATCATCTGTGTTGTTGCCTCTCTGTCTGGTATTGTTCTGGACTCTAATGTAGTCCTTGAGATTCTCTTATTGCTGGTCAGTGCCTCTGGTTCGGCCTTCTCCATTTACGGTCGATTTAAAGCCCTGCATCCCATTGAATAGTAACAATTAAAGTAGTTTAAACTACCTCTCGACATATTTGTAGGGACTCCGTTAGTTTGAATTGTGCACTCATCCTGTGTGCAATCTGTTGAACGGCCAGATACTGCCGTTTGTCATCCCTATGTTTAATTTGAGGGTTATGTTAATGCGTACTCTTATCGTTGCCGCTGCTATCGCGGCCCTTCCTTTGGCTGCCTCTGCCGATTACCTCGACATCTTTGCTGGTAATGCCCAGTCTGCGGCTGCTTCTGAGAGCGTTTCTGGTGGATTTGCTACTGGTGATGCTGCCGTTCTTAACGGTAACAACAGCTATGCTACTGGAGGTTCTCAGTCGGGTGTGGCTATTGACTCTCTGGGCAGTGTCAATGCGACGACCAACAACTATGCATCGTCTGGTTCCAACGGTTACACTGCAACCCAAGAAGGCTTTGGGTTTGGTAATACCGCGGTTGGTTTCAACTTCGGCCAGGCGGCCGGCGCTGGCCAGTCTCAGGTCGGGTATATCGGCGGTGCTTGGTCCTTCTAAAGAACAGGTCTGAGTTGTACTTAGGCTGAGTTCCAAAACCCTGTCAGAAATGACAGGGTTTTGACTAACTTAAATTATTTGGGGGTTTTAATGAACAGGCGTCTTCTTGTAGTCATGGTTTCTTTGCTTGTGTCAGGTAGTGCTTTTGCTGGCATTTCTTCAGAGAATGACAGTATTGCGCTCTCCAGTTCTGTGTCTAAGTCAGTAGCGGCCGGGGGTAACCAGAGACAAGGGCAAGGTCAGGGTCAGGGTCAGGACCAAGGTCAAACGCAAGGGATTAACTACGCTCCTTCATCTTATGTAGAAGGTGTTGATCTAAGCAAGACTGTCCCAGCCTTTGTGCTTCCAGGTCTAACTGCTGGGTCCAACCCGTGTGCCCTTAGTGTTACTGCTGGTGGTAGTGGAGCTGGTTTCGGGTTTGGAGTTGGCTGGGTGTATCAGGACCAAGATTGCGGCGTTCGTGAGAACATGCGTATAGTTGGTGGCATGTTGCGAGCCAACAATAATCCGAACGGGCAACTGGTCATGAAGAATATCATGTGTCAGTCATCCAGCATGTGGAAGGCTATGGAGTTGTCCTCTATAGAGGGCGGCGCTAAGAACCTCCGTTGTATCAACGAGCAACCTGGTATTGGTAGTTACGTTAAGTTGCGTAACAACGGGGAAGTTCCAGCAGTAACTTCTAAACTGCGCGGCGCTTCTTCCAAGAGTAGCGATCCTTCTTCCCCCTCAGCTGGGGCTTTTGGGTATTAAGCCATGAAGAAATCAGTACTGGTCGTCGGGCTGCTTAGCGTTATGACTTTGGCTTTGGCCGGTCAAGATGAGGTGTATTTTGCTCACGACAAGTCCACCACTTCAGACAGCGTTCCAGACCTTCGTGGTTTGGATGATCCAGTTGTATTTGTAGGTAATACCAGTACTCCGGGGTCTGATGCTTACAACGACCGTCTCGGTACTCGCAGAGCTGTTTGGACTGCAAGGAAGAGTGGAGCCCTTTATCCGTCGGTTGTATCTCTTGGTGAAACCTATGCTACCGGGAATCAGGCGTTTGATCGTCGAGTGGATATTGTTTCTCCCTACGGATGGTGCAATACTATCAACGCTCACTTTCCCTGTACTAGTGCTTATGGACTGAGCTACATGTTTAATATTCCACAGGAAGCTCGTGTAGGAAACTAAGCTCTGTGAAACGTGTCCACTAAAAGGACAGACTGCCAGGAACAGACTGGCATTCAGGTTCATGGCTAGGGTCGGCATAGCTGTGAGGCGGTTCGTTCTCTATAGCCGGCGTCTTCTCTTATCATGGTACCACCATGAAAAACTGTAGAAAGATTGCCGTTAATATAACGGTAGATGACTCTCTCTCCCGCAAAACCCATCGTGAGGTGCTCAAAATGGCGACTAAAGTGTCTGAACTGGCGGCTGCTCTGGCATCAGTCCACAGCCTACTTGGTGAGGGTATTAATGAGGTCCTGGCCAAGATCCAGGAGTTGGAGGATGCCTTGGTTAACGCCAGCATCCCTGACGAGGCGCAGACTGCGTTGGATGCAGTGAAGGAAAGTGCTCAGGCACTGGCCGATATTGTTCCTAATGTGCCTCCAGTGGAATCCTAAAGACTCCTAGAGTGTAAACAGGCCCAGAGCATATCTCACTGTATATGTTCTGGGCTCTAACTAAATAGGTGAATAATGTGGAAAACGATGTAAATCTTAATATCGGCGATAATAACCTAACGGTTGTTATTATTCAAACCCAAAAAGCCCGGATGCTTTCTCGCCTTACTCTTGAATATTTTGATTTCAAGAATGAGTTGGCAAACGAAGTAAACCTGTCGTTTGTTGAGGCTCTCACGGATGGAGTCCGTAAGTTCGCTTCGTCTAAGGCACAGCTTTCTTAGACCTTAAGGTAAGGCATCCCTTGTCCTGCTGCTGTGTTAATAGCACAGCAGCAGCCATACACGTATACCATATTTTTAATATTCTCATGAACCTGAGAAAAGTTGTTTTTGTTTCTTGCACGCTACTTTTTGCAAGTTTTGTCGTTCAGGCAGAGGAGTTGAAGAGGTTGGGTGACTGTACCTTAACTACTGTGACCATAATCACTCAACGTTTGTCAGACAGTCAGACTGGAGAGGTGATACCAGAAAGTGGGTCAACCATTTTTCTCTCTAACGGAGTCATATTAACCGGGTATAACACGGTTCCTGGGATAGAGCATTCTCGTTTAGGAGACCCCGTTTATCTCTGTTTAGTAGGAATCCCAGAAGACTGCCCTCCAGGGGATGATCGAGGTAAGGTGTATCAGGCTACCAACCTTAGTACTAACGAGACTTGGACATTGCCTGACAGTCCACACAGTTGTGGAGGGGCTTAAGATGGACAGAGCCATGCGGCTTTACTTGTTATTTTTAGCTGGTATTTTAGCTTCCTCGATAATCGCTACGCTGATATTGGGAACTTGATATTGGAGTTATCTTATGAGGAGATCGGCATCCTTCTTGGTTGTATCGGCTTTCTCTGTTGCAGCCAATTCTTCACCATTCGTGGTATCAGATTCAACTTCTTTTACTCCAGCCCCAACCAAGTGTGGTTGGACTTTGGACGCGACGGCAAAGGTCCCTATCCCTGTGGCGTTGGATTCCACGGGTAAGCCATACTGTAAGTACGATCTGGCAGCAGTTTCTAACGGGGCACACACAATCTCTGCAACCTTCCAAGTTGACGACCCTATACATGGGTTGCTGGAGAGTGCACCGTCCTCGGTGCTAAACTTTCAAATTCCGCAAGATCCTCCAGTACCGATAGGTTTAAGAGTTATTAAGTGAGATATGCAAGATTAGGCGAAAGGTCGGAGGTTAGCTGTACGCCCTCAGATAAGTACTTAAACGTAAGGCTTTAACTATTTTTTAAAAGATAGTATAATCGGCCGACCGTTTAATTTATCGAGGGCCTTACAGTGAGGGAAGTTTATCCTTACCTTTTTGGTTTGCTGAAAGAGCCATCCACATGGAGGGCTCTTATTATCCTGCTAACTTTGTGTGGTATTGTCGTCTCACCTGAAGAAGGGGAGAAGATTATTGTTGGTGGTGTTGCTTTGGTAGGGGTCTTAGGGGCTGCCATTAACAGTAAAAAGAAAAATAGCGCAGCTAACTAGGGAAAATCATAATGTCTGATACTTCTTTAATAGAGGGGGTAGAGTTTGAAGTAGTTACCGATACCGCCCCTCATTTTGATATCAGTGTAGAGATCCATAGAATTCGTCAACGGATCGGTTACCTAGAGAGGCTTAGGTCAAATGATCAACGGAAATTTGATGAAGTGTCTGCATGGCAAGATAAATATGCCAGGTCACATCGGGACATGGTGGCTACTTTAGAGCAGTTGATAGACCAAAGCCTGAACTTTCCGAAAGCCATAAGCACACTTAAAAACGCCATTACCGCCCTCACTAAGACGGTAGAATCCCAGGTAGAGGAGTCAGCAAAATGGCATGTTGAGTTGTCCAGACTTTATGTTGAAATGGTAAGTGCTATTTCAAACACAAAAGATGACGTTTCTGAGACGACCAAGATAGTTAAGGAGCACGAGAAGAGGGAATCAGTTATCACCAAGACTGTTGTAGTCCTTTACTCTTTGCTTTCTGGGGCTGTTACTCTGGCACTTATAGGGCTTTGGGATGCTACGTTGTGGCCCAGAGTAAAGGGAGCAGCAATTGTGTTACTGACTGGGGTGTAATACCCATGATTATGCTATGCTCTTCATTAGACGGAAAGCCTGTAATATCAAGGATCTGTGCTCTTCCAATTAAGAAAGTAGTCTGTAATGAACGGCGCTCTGCGTTGACAAGAAAACTTAAAGTTGTAAAAAGATATGTTAAGTGATTCACAATTCTTTTTAGACAGGGTTCGTAACGGACTGGTTGGCGGAGCTAACCTTGCCAATCTGTCTAAATGGATAGAGCTAAATACAAGGAACCCTGTCAATCCGTCAAAACACTGGTCCTTTGTTGAGCATGAGTTTCAGAAAGACATTGTTAACGATACAGCTTCTGATCAGGTCACGCAAAAGTGTGCCCAGATTGGAGTGTCTGAGATCTATGTAAGATTGCTATTAGGAATGGTTTCTATTTTGCCTGCGGCCACTGCCATCTATACTTTGCCTACTTCCATGATGGCCAGTAAATTCGCTAAGCAAAGACTTGATACAGTTATAGAGTCTTCCCCTGTGTTACATGATAGGGTTGATTCCAATACCAACAATGCTAGTCAGAAAAGGATAGGCAATAGTTTTATTTATATTACAGGGGCTTGGACAAAATCTTCAGCCATTTCAGTACCTGCCAGAATTATTATCAACGACGAAATAGATTTTAGTTCCCCTGAGATTTTGTCCTCGTTCGACAGTCGTCTTGGGCACCAGAAAGAAGAGGATATTGTAAGGCGTAGATTTAGTACTCCTACAGTGCCTGGTTATGGGGTAGCCTCTCTTTATCAGCGGTCTGACCAGAAGATTAGGGCAGTTAAATGCGATAGTTGTGGTACTTGGGAGACCCCAAATTTTCTCGATCATGTTGTAGTTCCCGGCCTTGACAGAGAGCTTATAAGTTTTTGTAGGGAAGACTTGGACGATGAGAGGGTGAAGATAGCCGATGCTTTCTTAAAGTGTCCTAATTGTGGGCAGCCTTTCTCCCAAAGTAATCTAGCTGACCCAAGTAAAAGAGAGTGGGTAGCAAAATTCCCAGGGGTCCTTAGGTCAGGGTTTCTTTGCCAGAGTTTCGACCTGCCGACTATCAACACGATGGCCCGAGTGTTGAGGTCTGTTGAGAACTACTCCAGAGTGGCAGACTGGTGGAACTTCAGGATTGGTCTGGCCTTTGAAGATTCTGAGACTTCGTTTACTGAGGAGGCTGTGGACCAAGCCTTTTGTTTGCCAACTAAGGCACCAGCCCCTAACTCTGCAAGTGGTACAGTGATAGGGGTGGACGTTGGCAAGACTTCGTGGATAACTATAGCTAAGCCGTTGGCTGTAACATCTAGCTACGTTAATATGGATGTTCTTCATGCTGAGAGGGTCCAAGTAACTGAGGCTAAGGACCTTACTGACAGGGTTAAGCAGTTGGTAGAATGGTACGGAGCTTTGTTGGTTGTTGTGGATGCTGGTCCAGACTGGAGTCTAGCCCTATCTATAAAAGAGTCTTTGCCAGCACAGAAGGGGTATGCTTGTTACTATGTAAGGAAGACTAAGACCCCTTTGTCAAACGTAGACGTTAACGCTGACGATCAGTTAGTTAACGTAGCCCGCACTGACCTTATCAGCATGGTTGCTAAGAGTGTTAACGTAGGTAAAATCAAATATCCTAAGAACTGTCTGGAAAAGCTAACCATTAAATCCCATTTAAGGGCGATGAAGAAGGTTACGCTACCTGATTCTAAAGAAGGGGAGCACAAGGAACAGTGGATCTCTACAGGTCCAGACCATTTTGCACACTCCTTGTTTTATTCCGCAGTTGCTGCCATAATATCTAGGAAGTCTTTTGGAGTGCAGGCTATACCTGGTATTCCTATGGCGTACAGGGCACCATCAAAAGTTTTTGAAGATTGCGATTTTTATACAGGAAGAACAGGGCAGGTAGCACGTTATGGCTAATCCAAATATTTCTAACCCGGTAGTGTTACCGAGGGCGGTGGCTCAGAAGTCTTACTCTGTATCGCCTTCGTCCAGATATACGCCTGGATCTCAGATCCCTAGGGATGACAGGTTATCTCTCGTCGATGGCAACACAGTAAGAAACCTTCGGCAGACTAACCGCATCATAGAGGCGATGCGCCTGATGGCTCGTATAGACGGCACCCTTTCGGCTGCTGTCTACGATATGGTGCAGGTGGCTAACTCGGGAGTGCGGGTAAAGGCATTCAACAGCGCTGACAACACGTTCTCTCCTGATGGGACGCGGGTTGCCTCAAGTATTCTGGCCTCGATGGACACCTTGTATGACTATTCTGTAGGATATGCAGACAAGAGACCTCTCGACTTGGTTATCGAGTCCGCTCTTCGTGAGGTCATTTTGACGGGAGGCATTGCCGGTGAACTGGTGATGTCAAAGCTCCGGTTGCCAGAAAGGATAAACCTTGTGCCCATAGAAGAAATAAGGTATAAGGTACGTTTGGATGGCTCTAAGTTTCCGGTTCAGACCGGGGTTGGTGGCAAGGACATTGAGCTTAATATCCCCAATTTTTGGGTCATGGAGTCTCACCTTGAGGCTAATTCAGCTTACCCTAAGTCTATGTTGGAGGCCGCGCTGAGCGTCAACTTCCATTATCTTGAGTTCGTCCAAGATATGCGCAGGACCCTTAGGAAGGCTGGTCACAGTAGGCCGGTCGTTATCCTAGACCTTGAGATGGTCAATGCCTCTGCTACTGAAGAAGTAAGGAAGGACCCTGCCAAGCTCAGAGCCTACCAGGAAGAGGTCAGGGACGGGGTGGCTAGCGTATATAGTAGTCTTGAACCTGAAGATGCTCTTATCATTTATAACGTAGCGTCTGAGGTTAAGGAGCTTGACTCTAAGGGTGAGAAGTCAGACTATACTGAACTGCTTTACGCCTTGGCTGGTATGTTGGCAACTTCCCTTAAGACCCACCCCAGTATTCTTGGCTTGAGATTACAAGGCAGTCAAAGCCTGTCTAATACTGAATCCTTAATTTATTTAAAGGTTGCAGAGTCTATTCAGAACCCGGTACAATGGCTTCTTAGTAGGGCGATGACTTTAGCTACACGTCTTTATGGTGTAGACGTATATGTGCAGGTTGAGTTTAATCCTATTAGTTTAAGGCCAAAGGAAGAGCTAGAGGCGTTTGCTACCATGAAGGAGCAGCGTATACTTAACAGACTTTCTCTTGGCCTCTTAAGTGACGAAGAGGCTGCTTATGAGTTAGGACTTCCTGGGTTGCCTGCTGGATTTAAACCGTTGTCTGGAACTATGTTCCTAAGCCCTACTCAAAATAAGGCAAGCGATGTGACCCCTAACGCAGATCCCATGGGACGAGCACTTCAAAGCGATCAGCCCAAGAAAGCCGGTGGCAAGAGCCAGTAAGGAATTATTATGAAATTTCAAACAGTTAGTGATATGCTTACAAACGTCAGCAACTCTAGGGAGGGTGCAGTTGACCTTTGGTTGGGTAGGGACGATACTTCTTACAGTAGGTACATACAAATTGAAGAGGGCGCCCTCCTTTCTCCTGATCTGGAGGATGAAGGGGTTAAGGCTAGGATTGACGCCCTTGACGAGGATGATGGGTTCCACGGCTACGGAGACATGATCTCCCTTATTGAAGATAAGGGCATTGCAGTGGTTCATGTTGAAGGGACGATGGGCGAGAAGGAGTCCATGTGGACCAGGGTTTTCGGAATACCTACCTACCAAGGGATCTCCAACGCTCTTGTTGCTGCCGCCCTTCACGACGATGTTAAGGGAATCTTGATTGATTGGGATTCTCCGGGCGGCCCCTCTAAGGGGGTGTCTGGTCCGACCAACACTATCAAGCAGTTGTCTGCAAGTGGCATCCCTATCCACTCCCACACTTCTGGTGTTATGATGAGCGGAGCGATGTGGATTGCCTCCGCCTCGGAAAGAATATCTGCTTCTACTGATGGGGAAGTAGGGTCTATAGGTGTTTTAGCAATCCATAAGGACATAACTAAGGCTTTGGAAGAGTCTGGAGTTAAGGTAACTATACTTAGGGCTGGTAAATATAAGGCCCTGGTAAACCCTTACGAAAAACTTTCAGATACTGCTAAGCAACTTATTGACAAAAAACTTTCTATTACTTACAATAATTTTATCGGAGAAGTAGCCAGCAACCGTAAGCTGGACGAGGAGTTCGTTAGGAGTAATGCGGCGGAGGGAAAAGAATTTACAGCAGACGAAGGAAAAGCTGTTAAACTTATAGATAATGTGTTATCTTTTGATGAGGCCGTAAATGCTCTATCTAAGCGTATTGAGCGCAAAAATAAGGCAGATGGCGCGCCTTCTAACTTTAGTGGAGGATTTATGGCTAAGAAACTTGGAACCGAGGCGGTTGCTTCTATCATTGAAGCATCTGGCCTGACGATCGAAGCGGCTGCGGCGGCCATGTCTGCTCGTGGCATGGTTGATGAACCGGAACAGGAAGTGGCCGGAGTTGTCGAAGAGAAGGAGGAAGAAGTTAAGGAAGAGGCTGTCGAGGTGGTTTCGTCTAAGCAGGAGAAGGCTGAATCTCCTGAGACTACCATTCTGGCCGGCATGATTAAGGATCTTCAAGGACAGGTCACTTCTATCTCTGTTGAGCTTTCTGAGACGAAGAAGGGAAAGGAGGAGTTGGAGGTAGCTGCTACCGGCTACAGGAATCTTGTTGTTGAAGGGATTGGTAGGTTGCGTGTTGGCCTTGGTCGGCCTGGTAGCGTTGAGGATTTGGACCAAGCCTCTCATTTGACTGTCATCGCTGCACATTCCCAGTTGGTGGGTGAAGTGATGAGGGTTTTTCCAAGCTCCCAGGTGTCGGCCCCAAGGATCGAGGAAGGCACGAAGGTGGAAACTAACTATCTGAAGGAAACCTTGGATAAGGTAACGTCCTTCTCTCGCAGGTAATTTTTTGGCCTAACAGGTAAACTACAATGGCTACTTTCAATTTCACTCTTCCTGTCCAGTCTCCTGAGGAGATGGGCATTTTCTCTACGGCTCTTGGTGCTAGCGGCAATGCACCTCTTACCGCTGCCGATCTTGGCAAGGCCGTTAAGCTCAGTGCCGCCAACACTTATGGTGTTTGCGCTACGACCAACGAGCTTGAGGGTATCTTGGATTCTGTCAGTGCTGAGACCGTCAACTCTGGTTACGGTTTTGGCGGTGTTCAGCGTCGTGGTTATGCGCTGGCTTATGTCGGTGCCAATCAGGGTGGTACTGCGATGGCTGTCGGTGACTTGGTTACGGCTGACACCCAGGCTGCTGTTGGTACTGCCAACACTATCCAGGGCCCCGCCGTTAAGACTGGCACTCCGGCTAGCTTCAAGTGGCGCTGCATCCGCCATGTTACCGGCACTGGTGTTGCTGGCGACACGGTTCTTATCGAGCGGGTCTAATCGGCCAGCTTAACTTATAACAAACTTTTAGGAGTTAATTCAATGGCCGATCATGACGCCTCTGGTACTTTTAACTTTGTCGATGCCTCTGGGCAGCGACAGGACCTTACTATCCATGTGACCGATTATAAGGAGGCTGGTGAGCAAGGTCTTTCCTTGTCTCAGCACCTTCAGCGCAAGTATCCGTCTGATCCTCAGCACGGCTCTACATTCGCACAGTGTATGCAGAGCGCTGGTCTGTACGTTCGTGCTGACCGTTCTCTCGGTATTCAGCCCCCTACGATGAAGCAAGTCCTTGATGGTAATGCTTTTATTTTGGGTGTTGACACTCTTCGCCGTAATGACGGTACTGACCGTAACACGGTTTCTGGGCGTATTCTGTATCCCCAGGTTATGCTTGAAATCATGGAAGCTCAGCTCCGTGAGAACCGCGAGGATTATCTTCAGCGTTATGAGCAGTTGATCGCTATCGATACGACTGTTACCAGTCCACGTGTTGATCAGCCCCTGATTACCACCACGGCTCCTGAAGCCAGCGCGGCGATGAATATCGCTCAGCTTGCTGCGCCGCCGATCATGGTGTCGATCACGGTGTCTGAGCAGAGCTTCCGTATTCCCACCAAGTCTGTTGGTCTTATGATTTCTGACGAGGCTCTTCAGGCTACCACGCTTGATCTCGTTGGTTTGAGCATGACTAACCAGGCCCGCGGTGAGCGTATTCGGATGGTCGAGGGTCAGCTTGGTGCGATGATCAATGGTGATAGCGACTTCGGTGAGTCGGCTATTAGCTTTATCACCGCCCAGTCCCTTGATGCTACGATTGACGCTGATGGTGAGATCACTCAAAAAAGCTGGGTTCACTTCTTGCGTGACAACTATCGGACTATCAATATCGACTGGTTGCTGATGAATATTGATACAGCCATTGCTCTTGAGAACCGTGCCGGTAAGCCTAACGTTACCACCGATAATCCGACCTCTCCTCGAATTGATACGCTGTTTACCATCGAGAACCTTGGTCTTCCTACTCCTAAGGTCCTGCTGATGGATACTGCGTTCATTGGTGCCAACACCGTTGTTGGTATTGACAGCCAGTACGCTATTCGCCGGGTGACCAACGTTTCGGCGGCCTACTCTGCTATTGAGCAGTGGGTGCTTCGCCGGGCGACCGCCTTCCGCATCGACTATGGCATGTTGAGCAAGAAGCTCTATTCGTCGGCTTGGAAAGGGCTAACGTTAACTGTGGAGTCGTGATAAACTTGGTAACCTGTCCGGCTAGCGCCGGACAGGTTATCAAATTAACCTATGTAATTGAGATAGTAAATGTCAAGCAAAGAGAGTTTGTTAGGCTTTGAAGACGCCAAGGCGTTGTTCTTGTATGAGGAGGAAACCGGGTTTCTGTACTATAAGTCTCGCCCTTTGAGTTGTTTTAAAACTGTCAGGGGCTATAAGATATGGCATGTTAAATGTTCTGGGAAAAGGCCGGCTCTTTAACGACACTTGGTTATTGTGAGATAGGTCTAGGTGGAGAACGATATTACGCCCACAGAATAATTTGGTTATTAAAAACTGGGTCCTGGCCTAAGGGACAAGTTGACCATTTGAATCATGATAAGTTCGATAACAGGTTTGAGAATTTGCGGGAAGTGCCCCATCAAAGTAACTGTAAAAACTTAGGTTTAAGGGTGGACAATATTTCAGGTATTACCGGGGTTACTTGGCATAAACAAGGTAAGAAGTGGATGGCTAATGTAGGCGTTGATGGCAAGACGGTTTATTTAGGTCTTTATACAGACATCACTGATGCAGCCGCCGCAGTCCAAAAGTTTTACGACGATAACAATTTTCACGAGAATCACGGCAAACAATTGAGAGCCGTTAGCTAAATTAGGAGAATATACAGTGGCACTTCCAGGCGTTCAAAAGAGAGCTTATGTCCGCAGACAGCCCCTCATTACTGAGGAGATTGTTCTGTCTCCTGTTGTGATTGAAGAGGTTGTTAAGCCTGTAAGAAAGGAAGTAAACGTTCGTTCTAAGACCATCCAACGCTGGCACCCATTTCTTAAGGTCACTATCCCGTTGGATGGCTTTGTCTCTATCCCACGCGATAATTGGCTGGACGTTCAGCTTAAGGCCGGCATCGTAGAGTTGCTGTAATGGTTACTATTCTCTACACAAATTCTGATGCAGTCCGTGCCGCACTCGGCATAGAGACTGATGATCTTCAGAAGGAACTGCCTGACCACATGTTCGTTAATCAGAACATGGAGCGTCAACTTAGGGCGGCCCTTTACGCTTGGTTGCCTACTTATGCCAGTATCGTAGCCGCTGCCGATGCAGTCGATCCTGATGAGTCAGGCGACACCGATTTCGCTACCCTTTATCAAGGAGATTTGGTCAGGAATTATTGTCTTTTCTGGGCCGCTTGGCGTGCTGCCGAGATGGCTTATTTTGCGCGTCGTAAGGTAAGCGACGGTCGGTCAGAAGTTGAGAGGTTCTCTATTGATTGGGAAGCCCTTGCTGACCGCATGAAGTCTAGGGCAGAGGAGCAACAATCTCTTTTGCAAGCTACCTTTACTCCCTCTCTTCTAACTGTTTTTGCTAAGCGTTCGATCCCAGATTACGACCCGGTTGCGAATATTTAACATGGACGTTTCAGAAGCTACTAAGTGGTTTGTCAGTACTCCTCTCAGCGGGTACAACGGCATAGCCTGGGTATCGAACATCTCTAAGGGAGATTTCAACGCCTCAGAATTGCCTACTGTAGAGAGGGAGTTCCTTGCACCAAAGTCTAAGGCTTTCAATGCTGTTACTTATCCTTTAGTTAAAACCCCAGACGGAACTATTTGGGTTGTAGATAACATCAAAAAGGACTATCTTGATACTGATATTAATGCTACTTATTTTCTGGTAGAGTCTACTGGTGTAGCGCAGATTTATTCTAAGGCCACTGTTACCCGCGCTTCTGGAGCTGCTGGCACTGTTACAGAGACTCTTCAGAAGACCACTTGGTGTAGAGCAGAGAGGTATGGGTCGAAGGACTCAAGTGAGTTTACTGATGTTAAGAGAGGGTTGTTTGAGATTACTCTCCCTCACGGGACCACTGTAAATTCTGACTGGCTGATTAAGACCGGTGGTAGGTCTTATGAGATAGATGAAGTATATGAAGAGATGTTTTCAGTACATTTAAGGACGAGACGTTACGATGGCTAGCTCCCTTTCTTTTGTTATGGCGGTCAAATCTACTATAGACAAGATCGCATCTGATGCTGCAACTGAACTTGGTTGTGCAGTTATAGACTTAGACAACGCTGTTAATATTCAAGAGCTTGTTAATAGCCCTGATCCTGCTATAATAACTAGGTTCATGTCTCTTGATGAAGATCCGATCGACCCTTTGTGGACTGTCCAGTTTTATATTGGAGCCAAGACAGCGCAAGATCCAGGTAACTATGCCCTTATCCAGATGATAGAGAGTTTTAGATCTCTCATCAGGAAGGGATCTTATATAGATTGTTACGATTACAGCGGAGTTACAGCATCTTCAAATAAGGTCGGGTTGGCAACTGTAGCGGACTGTACTGTAGAGCCTCACATGTTTGAGGGGATGGCTGGAGTTAGGCTTTATCAGGTTAGAGCTAGAATTATAAATACGACTATGGAAAGGGTTGGCACAAGTGTCTCTCAAGGTTCGTAGTGTAAGGGGTAGGACTGGTAAGGGATTCGAGGTCTTGCAGTGGTTAAAGGCACCTGATAAAACTAAGCTGGATTTAGCCGCTGCTGAAAAAACAAATAAAGCAGTATCTGATCTTTTAAGGAAGTCTTATAGACATACAATATCTGAAGTTGCTAAGGCAATGTCTGATAGTATGCCAGCAGCAGTGATAGAGACAAAGGACGAATATGTGGAAAGGGTCGGTAGTGGAATAACTGAGTTTGCAGCGTCTTCAGGATCTAAAAGGATACAGTATAGCCATTTACCGGACGAACAGGGGAATATGTCTGCTGGTAGATTGGCCACAGATAATTGGAGGAAGCTGTCTTATCTTTATGGGAAAGGGGGACCTAAACATTGGACAAAAAAGAATACGGGAACCCCGTTTTGGAAAAACCAAGGAGGAATGTCAGCAGGGTTTAGAGCCTTAGTGTCTGCTAATCCAGGAGTAAGGAAAGGTAAAACTGAAATAGTTAAGACACGAGAAAGTGGAAAGTTTATACTTACTACACATTGGACTTTTGAGCCAGTCGGTGATAAGGTAGCGGATAATCTAATCCGGCTTCCTTTCGTAGCTGGTAGTGAGGATGCGGCGCCACGGTCGGCAACCGGCCTCGGAGTTTCGGTAGGACAGGGACTGTGGAAACTAGGGATTAACGAGGTTGGTAGAGTCAGTGGCCAGTATCCTTATGAAGGTAGGCCATGGGTAGCTAGGATGGCAGCCACTCTTGGTAGGGACTTACGTTCGCGGGTATGGAAACTCGGCAAGAAGTAACTTATCACACCCACGCTAAACAAAGTGTGGATTATTTAATAGACTCTAAGGAGTAAATTCCCATGGCACAACTTGGTTCTCCAGTAACTAACCTGTTTGAAATCGGCACCGCCGAAGTTCGCGTTGGTCCGTTGTCGATGGCGAATAAGCTGACCCAGGCTTATTCGGTCGGCCTTATTGACAGTGTTTCGGTCGAGGTCTCCCAGGACACCGTTACACTTGAAGGTGGCTTCCCCCGCCGGACGGTTGACTCTGCTATCGTCCGTCAGAACGCTTCGATCACTTGTCAGGCCCACGAGTATTCTCGTCGCAACCTGAAGGTTCAGCTTGGAGAGGGTATTGATGCATCTCCCCCGGTTGACTTTGAGACTCTCTTGGTCAGCAACGAGGCCCTTGGTGCTACCGTTATTACCGTCACTACCGGTGATGGCGATGAATTTGCTGAAGACGACATTATTGTTATCTACCCGGATGGACAGCCTGAGAAGGTTTCTGTCTGCCGAGTTGCTAGTGTCGATGGTGACAACGTTACGCTCGATAGCGGTACTCCGACCCTGTTCGCTTATGACGGCACTGTCGATACCATCAAGATCTTCCTAGGCCATTCGGTTGCCATCGGCGGTTCTCCTGCTACCCAGTACTTTGCTGTTTCCGTTATCAGCCAAGAGCGTGGTCGTGACGGTCGTCCTCGTGTGTGGAACTTCTGGAAGGCTTCCGTTGCCTCTGGTCTTTCGTTCTCCACCAACGCCGAGAACTTTGCTGGTACTGAGCTTAAGTTCAACGCTCTTCAGCCCGCGGTGTCTGAATACTCCAGTGGCGGTGACCTGTTCCATCTTGCCAACATCATTCCGACCCACCCGGTTGGTATGCTTATTGCCGGTGGTGACTTGAACTCTGAACTGACCTCATAAGGGTTTGGTTTAGTGGCAATAGAGAAGGGGCCTTACAATGGCCCCTTTTCTTTTGTGCTGGTTAAAAGTTCATCTCTTCAGACACCAAATCCAGCACTATCATAGAGTAGCTAAAAGGAGCGTGAGTCCTATCTACAGAAAGACCAAGCTCTTCACTAAACCTTACAGCGTATTTACTGGCTTTCACCTTTTGTCCGTTCGATAACTCTATACCATGAACAGCCCTGTAATAAACGGCTATCGTCATATACCGCTCTCTCCTCTTTATTTTTACGGCGGCTTCTATCTTCTCCTCTAGTTCTGCCTTATGTTGCTGTTGCTTCTCTTCAAGCTCACATATATCGAGCTTTAGCTCTTTTTGCTCATCGCTTAATTCTTTTTGTCCCTCCCTCAATTCTTTTTGGCCTTCGTCAAGATTTACTATTGCTCCAGTAATTCCGTGAAGTAGTTGTGGAAGGGCGGGGATTTTTGTAGCCTCTAAGGAGTAGGAGTTAGGCTTGTGGTCTCGGTAGTGAAGAAATCCATCAACCAACTTGGTTTGCCCATCAAGAGAATTTTCCCCTCCTACATAGGGCATAGCTATCAGAGCGTTCCTTTCGTTAAGCCCGAGCATAGGCTGCTCTTTTCCTTGGGAGTCTAAATAGGTCTGCGCAGTAGCGCGCACAGCCTCTTTTTCAACGAGTTGGCGGAGGCTGCGCATTACCTCTTTATGTGGCCGGCTAAAAACCTTAGCCATTGTAAGGCTAGAGACCATGGGCTCGCCGTTGACAATCTGAACGATGTCAAGCGGGCTGGTGGAAGAGGCGGTAGCAGCCGCGGAGACTGGGAACGGAATAATATCTGTAGACATAGAAAAACCCTTAAATTTTCAGGGGCGGTTGATAGCCGCCCTACGTGTTAGGCCACGCACAAACCTAACCCGTAGGAATACCCTGAAAATTTAAGGGTTCTGAGTGTACGTGACTGTCCCGCATCACCAGGACCCGATCAGTTTATCCCCTCGAAAATCCCCAGTCAAGTAGCCTAGCAAAAAATTTTGGTCCCGGTATAATACTACTATCAACAACTACATCAGAGGGGAGCCTGATGTCCGAACAATCCGTTTTCTACAAGTCGGCCAGCCGTCCGGTGGCTCTAACTTTTCTTGCCTTGGAGCATCTAAGTCTCCGCAGGCAGCAGTTAGAAGAAACACAGAACACCTCCATTACTCTTGCTCAAGTTCTCAAAGAAGCTATAGCTTTGTGTGGCTTTCCTGAGCCCTCAGACCCTGACCTCGTGTATCTCATTAGCAGGATAAACAGCACTGCTGAAGAGAGAAAGGAGCATGGAGATAAAGTTAAGCTCCAGGCTAACAAGCACTTTGCTGGTGCATTGTCAGAGTGGCTTGTCTCCCTTACCCCAGATAAAGCTGTTATCTGGCTTAGCAATTATGATATAGACTTGGCTAGACAACTATATTACACTACTGATGTTGAGGAGGTCTCTGCCTTGATTAGCATTAAGATGGAAGAGACCTTCCAGTTGGCTAAGGTAAGATATGAGGCAAGTTTATTTGGGTTTGGTGGCGGATATGGTAAATCTCACGGACCCAACACTACTGTTCATAATCTTCGTGCTAACGCTTCTCCTGAAGAAGAAGCCGATGCGTTGCAATCTCTTAAAGCTCTTGGATTTTAATAATGGCTACTCCAAATCTTACGCTTGAAGCCTCGGTTGATGTTCTCTTAAAGGGGGGCCGTATTGACGAGGGTGCCTTGATTAAGGCTATTTCCCATCGTCTCGAATCTGCCAAGATACCTGACTTCTTAATAAACACTAAGTTTGCTGTAGGTGGTAAGGCAGTCTCTAGGGAGCAGGTTTTAAAGGAGATCGAGGATTTTCAGCTTAGGGCGGCTAAAGTAATAGATAAGGCAAACTCTAGATTAAGTGTTACTGGGATAAGCGACCTAAGAAAAAACGAACTGTTAGAGAGGAATAGAAATCTTACTGCAATAAGAGAGTATCTTAACCAGGTTAAAAATCTTTACAACTCAGCTACGGTTGGTCCAAAGACGGCTGTTGCTGGTGCTGAAGAAGCTATAAAAGGACTGCTTGCCGGTACGCATGACCTGTCTAAGGTAACTAAGGCGCAGGCTGCCGCTGCCAAAGAAGCTGCACGCGCTTGGCTGGATGAGGCCAATGCTATACAGCAAGTAATAAACAAGGTAAATAAGTTAGGAAGCCGGGCGGCAGTGTTTGGTAAAGGAGTGCAAGGCAATATAGAGGATGTATCTCGCTTATCTTTTCCTGCCCTTCAGCAACAGCGTGCCACTCTTCAAGAGAATGCCCGTTTGTTGCTGGCCCGTACTAATGAGGAGACTGCCAGAAAGGCGGCAGAAAGGCAGCGTAAAGAAGACATCGCAGTCTTAGCCAGGCAGTCTGAAGTCATAAGAAAGGCGGCAGAAAGGCAGCGTAAAGAAGACATCGCAGTCTTAGCCAGGCAGTCTGAAGTCATAAGAAAGTCGGAAGAGGCTAGGGAAATAAAGGCCAGTAGGGAAGCTGAGAAGTTACGGGCAGATCAGGAGAAGAGAGCCACAAAGTCTTACGGAGTTAGTGCGGCTGCCAGCCCTGGCCTTGATGTGTTGGAAAAGCAGGCTGCCTATGGTAAGGAGGCTTTAGAGCGCGGAGGTGGTTTAGGGGATACCAGAGGAGCAGTACTAGCTGCTGCTAAGCATGATCTTCCCTATATTATTCGCTATCTTGAAGTTGTAAAGGCCAGGGCTGACGAAGCTGCTAATGCCTTACTTACTACCTCTGGAGGTTCGACAAAACAGTTTAAAGATGCTGCTAAAGAGGTTCACTCTTACGGACAGGCTTTAGACACTGCTAAAGAGCGTCTTAGCGGTCACAACACTCTACTAAGTCAAGCCGGAAAGCTGCTGCAACAGTTCGGTAGATATGGACTTGGGTATGCCGCGTTGTACCAAGCACTTGCTGGATTTAAACAGCTAGTCACTGGTATTGTTAATCTTGATGATGAGCTTAAAAGCATTCAAGCCATCTCTCAGGCTACCGCTGAGCAGATGCAGACGATTGAGACGGTTATCAAGCGCGCCTCTCTCGCCACTAAGTTTAGTACCCAAGAGATTGCTGCTGGCGCTAAGACCTTAGCACAGGCGGGCGTAAAGCCCGAAAACTTTTCAGAGGCCCTGGGGGCTTCGGCAGAATTTGCTACTGCCGCTGGCACTACTATGGACATTGCGGCTGATCTTCTCACTACGATGAGAACAGTCTACAAGGAAGTTAATGACACTACTCTTGCCAACCAGCTTACTCGTGCTCTTAACATTTCCAAGCTGACGGCAGAAGACCTTAAGGTTGTGCTGTCCTTGTCAGCTCAGATGGCTGAGAGTTTTAACCTTTCATCCGAGCAGTACCTCTCTGCTGCCGCTGTCTTAAGGAATGCCGGTCTTAAAGCCAGTACTGTTGCTACTGGTTTCCGTCAAGCCCTTATTGAGGTTTTTAGCCCTGACGACAAGTCTATAAAGATTATTGCCAAGCGTTATGCTCAACTTGGTGAGTCCATAGATATAAAGGGCATCAGAGCCAAGTTCTTTTCTTTTACTCAAGAAGAGAATCCACTGCTTGCCGGTCTTAATGAACTTCGTCGGCTGGGAGTCGGTGGGACTGGCGCTAGTATTTTCGGTCGAGCTTTCGATGTAAGAACGGAGAATGCCCTTAAAGCCCTTATTGCTAATTTCGAGGAGTTACAGAAAGCCGAGTCCAAGATAACGTTTGGCAATGCCGCGGCAGAAGCCGCTGCAACCCAGATGGAATCTCTTGCTAATAGCCTGAAGAACTTAGGCTCGGCTATTCAGATTACCTCTTACGAGATGGTGTCAGGAGCTTTACCTGGCATTGAGGATCTTACTGACTCTCTTACAGATGCAATAATTAAGCTAGGAGACCTTAATACTGAGCTTAAGACTTTAGGGGGTCCTGGGATAGAAGGCACTGCTCTTAATGCATTATTGGCAGGGGGTGCTGCTGCTGTTAGGGCTCCTGGAGGGGCTCTTGGAAAGGCAGGTGCCTTTGTTGGAGGGACCCTTATCGGAGGTACTGCTTCTGTTGGAACTTCTTATACTGGTACTCAGGCCGGCCTGCCTCCTGCTGTCACAGAAGCGATAGCCACCATAGTATCCATTCTGGGAGGGGCTTGGATCGTAAAGGGGGCCAAATCTTTAAAGAGGTTGGTCTCTCCTATTTTAACGGCGGCAACTACAGGAGCTACCGCTACTGCGGCAGCAGAGACAGCCACTGTTTTAGGTTCCCTTTCTTTGGGGCTTAAAGGTATCTTGCCCGGCATTAAGCTGATAGGTAAAAGGCTTGCTTCTATTTTTGGGCCGGTTGGGGCTTTTCTTGCGGCCATATTTACTGTCGTAGATTTGTTTAAAGCGTTTACTACAGATAAAACAGACGAGATAAAAAGGAGAGCCGAGGCTGCTCAGAAAGGATCGAAAGATGCTCAAGCTGCTTATGAAGAGCAACTTAAGGGTATTAAGACCTATACCCGTAGCAAGCCTGGTAAGCCTGCTGAGAAAGGATCTACCGCTGCCAAGTTTGAGGAAGCCGAACGTGATTATCAAGATGTACAGAACGAGATAATCACTACTTTTGGAGTAAAGACTACTGAGGAAGGCAAGGCTATTTATGAGTTGCTTCTCAGGATTGATGGAGAAGCGGCAGACAAGGCTTCAGGGGTTAGAAAAACCCTGATACAAACCCTTGAGAAGATGACCGGGGGTGATTGGAAGTACAAGGAAGCCAACGACGCTGAACTAGGACGCCTAGCGGCTGCTGCTGCCGGAGTTCAGAGCAGGCTTGCTGGGTTTGTAGAGGGACTTAACGAAGAGGTATTGGCCCTTGAAGCCCGCGGTAATAATCTTAGCGATACTGAAAAAGCCCTTCTTAATGCAGCTAAGGAAATTATTCATGCTCAAGATGCGTATGACATGTTGGCTGGTCGTGCTGAAGCTATACCTGAAAAGGTTATATCTCTGTTTGACTCGCTTCTGTCAGCTTTTGAGAGTGCGGGAAGCTCAGTAGACGCTATACAAAAAGCAGGAGAGCTAGCTAAAAAGACTGCGGATATTGCTCAAAAGGCGATAGTAGAGAGGCTTGCCCAAACCGAGGACACGTTTGCTGCTAAGGCTGAAGCTCAGAGATATGTTTCTACTATAGGTGGGACAGATGAGGAAAGGATAGCCAGGTTAAAGCAGTTCCAAGACGATATTGATGCGTTAAGGAAAAAGAACGAGAGTGGATCTATCTCTAAGACCGTCTCTTTTAGAGGGGAGATTTTTCCCGAGAGACCTGGAATTGAGAAGTCTCCCGCTATAGATGAGAGGTTACAAGCTGGTGGCGATGTAGTTCAAGGTGAGATACTTTCAATACAGAGGAAGCAAGCTGAGAATAACCTTAAAACTCAGGAGCAGGTAGAGCAGCTTGTAAAGGATCTGAGAGAGGTCTCTAGCGGTGCCGACGAGAGAAGGAAAGCTGCTTTTGATGCTCTTGTAGCGAGCGGTAAAGAATCAGGAGTATTGCTAGGTCAGTTAAAGGCAGGCAATCCTGAAGCTATAGCCAGTCTTACCGAAACTGCTGGAGGGTCTACAAAGTTAAGTGAGAAAGGTGTTGCGGCCCGTAAGACCATTACCAATATTGTAGAGACTTACCCGACTCCAGAGCTACCTGATGAGGCTTTCCTTGCCGACCTAGAAACTAGGAAGCAGCTCGCCATAGCAGAGGTAGAACTCGACAGGCAGAAAAGTAGAAAGCTCTTTACTGAGGCACAGACCACTGCGTCAGAAATAACTGAACTTAGTCTAAAATTAGTTAAAGATGAATTAATAGATATTGAAGAGAAGTTAAAGGCTGGCCCTAACGAGTCTGAAACTCAGACGCTTTACAAAAGAAGAAACGATCTTCAAGTTGAGGAGATTAAATTAAGGGAGAAATTTAACGCGGATACTCAACAGTTCCAGGCTGATGAGCTTGAGAAGATGCGTAGAAGTCTGGACGCTTCCCTTGAGAGGTTGAAGCGTCGGGCTGAACTCCTTATGAAGAGAGACCCTCTTGGGCGTGGGGGTGCTGGAGGTATTGAGGATGTTCTCGGTGAGAAGGGGACCCCTTACGGGGACACTATACGTGCTGCCGCTGCTTCTAGAGGTATAGACGCAAGGCTGCTCGCTGCTCTGCTCAAGCAAGAGAGTGGCTTTAACCCTAGTGCTCGTAGTGGTGCCGGAGCTGGTGGCATTGCGCAGTTCATGCCTGGGACGGCTGCTCAGTACGGCCTCACCCCAGAGGAGAGGTTTGATCCAGAGAAAGCTATTCACGCAGCGGCAGCTCACCTTGCTGACCTTCTGAGAATGTTTTCAGGAGATGTTGAGAAGGCTCTTGCCGGATATAACGCCGGACCTGGGGCTGTTAAGAAGTACGGTGGTGTTCCACCTTATGCTGAGACCCAGGATTACGTAAAGAAGATCACAGGAATTTACGGTCAGGGGGGTGGCAGTAAAGCTCAGATAACTGAAGGAATGGAGCTTGAGTACCAGGCTCTCCAAGCTCAGCAGATTGAGATAGCCAAGCGTCAAGCTGCTTTGGATAATCTATCTGTTGATGAGACATCGGACCTGATTCAAGGTATTAAAGACCGTGGTGATTCTGTCCGTGAAGCTATTAAGGCTGACAAGAAGGAGATTGAAGCCAAGCAAAGGTATATACAAGCGGTTTCTGAGATTGCTAGGATCGGAACGTTTACCGGTCCTGATCAAGTTCAGGCTGAGATTTATCGCAGCTCTCTTGGTTTTGGAAGAACTGCCGAGCAGAGGTTGACTAGTGTAGGGGACGAAGTTAAAGCTAAGCAAGAGCTTGTTAATCTTCTTCTCAGGGAGCAAGACGACCTTCTCAAGAAAATTGCGGCTGACCAAAACGATGCCAAACTGGTAGATAGTCTAGCTGCTAACCAGAGAATGCTTGAGGATAACATAGTTGCGCTTGGAGATCTTAGGCAGCAGGCGATAGGTATTACGCAGGATATAGGTACTGCATTACACGACGCCTTTGATCTTACGCTTTTAGTTGAGGACTTTAACCGGGTATCTGAGGAAGGTATTGCCACTCTTGCTAGGGATATTAGAGAGACTATTACTGGCGGCTTCCACGATGCCGGTCTTGAAATAGCCGATGCCCTATTCAACCCTGAAGCAGAGAAGAACATAGGAGAAAGGCTAGATAAAGTATTCCAGAAGCTGTTCCAAAGCCTGGCGGAGAGAATCTTTACAGCCTACTTTGATAAAGCTACTGCTGGTATCTTTGGTCTTCTGCCAGGTCTTGGTGGTAAGCCTGGCGCACCTGCTGCTGGTGCTGCGGTCTCTGGCGCTCCAGTTGCAGATGCCGTTACCGCCACTGCGACTGCCATAAAGGATGCTGGAGTTACTGCTGCCAAGGGATCTAAGGGTATTTTCAGTGACTTGTTCTCTGGGATAGGGAGTATCATTGGCTCCTTCTTCAGTGGTTTGAAAGGGGCAGGCAGTAGTATTATAGGTGGCATAGCCAGTGTGTTTGGGTTTGCACAAGGCGGGATTATCAGCGGCAAGAAGGGGGTTGATAAAATTCCCGGTTATGCTGTAGGGTCTGCCGGTGTCTCACCCATTATGGTTAGCGACGGTGAGGCTATCCTTACCAGTGCTGCTACTTCTATGTTGGGGGCACCTATGATTAACTCCCTTAACAGTGACCCAGCTAGGTTCCTTAAAACCAGCAAGCAAACGACCAGGGTAAGTAATTCTATATCTAGCATGTCTCAAAATACTGTTGGGGCTAGCTATAGGGATAGTGCTTATGGTACACTTGAGGCTCTTGGGGGGCTAGAGACTGCTGTAAGGCAGAGTTCTGCAAAGGGTGTTACTCGCATAGAGGTGCATAAGGACGCTATAAACATGACACTCAGGGACTTCCTTGCTGAACATTTTGACGACTTAATCGCTACAAGATAATGTTACTTTCCAGATCGCAATATGTAAGGGAAGGTGCGGATTGCTGGGTTACTTTTACCGGCACTCCGCATCTTCAAGTAACCTGGGGTTTGACCGGAGGTCCAGGAGTATTGTTCTTTTCTTCCGAGTACACTGATGCCAATGGTATTGCTTATGCTATGTATAGGCCAGGAGCGTCTACAGCAGGCCAAGTGGCGACCATAACAGTTTCTTACAGAGAAATTTAAATGCCTACTGTCTCTAATAGCACTACCTTTGATGTGACCTCTGCTGCCGATGTGATAGTGGAAGAGGTAACCATACCCATTATTTCTGCTCCTTTAGCGGCCCCTGATGGCACTGGTAAATTAGTGCACCCTACTCTCGGTACTTATATTTATGAGTATGCTCCTACTAGTTGGACCAATATAGATACTGATATTATAGTTAAACCCGAGTGGATGACTGAGAAGGTACTGACGGGCCAGAAGTTCACGCTTTGGCGTGGATATGATAGAGATGTGGTGGTAAAGGAGAAATGGGCAGCGAAAAAGGGTGACGCTGCTATGCTTAACGGGCAGATACGGCAGTTGCTTGACTTTTATCAGAACCCTCCTACGCCCCCCAGTTATGTAGCATGGTATCCAGATTATACGACTAACCTGGGCTTCTATGTAATTATGCTTTCTCTTACCGCTGGAGGCGACGGCATCACTTTCGATTATTTCACAAGGACGGGTATGTTTATCGGTGAAGTTGAACTTACAATGCAGATAGCGGCTAGAATCTAATGGCTCTTTATAAAGTTTTAGATAATCCCGTAGTGAGGTTCGACAACGGACTTCCTATGGCGCCGTTTGGCGGTGATGATGCTGTAGTATGGATAGAGGGAGTGGGTCTTGTAGGTTATGTTTATAACTCAGCTTACGGTAGCGACTGGTTTTACGGGACCATATCTTTAGACGGCAAGTGCTTTATGGTGCAGCAAACTTTGTCTGCTTTGGAGCCTAAGTCTATACGAAACGATGAGATGAGGAACGACGCATTATTGGAGATATATGGGTCTGGAGCCTTTACGGAGTTTGACGCAGCTAACGGATTTTACGGAGACTATGCCTCTGCTGTTCCTGTCAGCATTTATTTTAGTATGCGTGGTAAGTCTAAGATATATGGGACTAATAGCACCCGAGTTATTAGCTGGCCTTTAAACTCTACAAGCCTCGCCACCCCTACTAACGAAGGAGCCTATGTTCACAGTATAATGCAGACGGGGTACGCCCACTTTATGTACCCTAGAAGCGACGGCTCTTACTACGTTTGTAACAAGAGTAACGGCTCTATACAGGCTTACAACCCCAAGACCCAAACCTTCTTCGGACCTCTGTTGCGTCTGGAGTCTAAGGCTTACCAGTCCATAGGGTACAGTAAAAAGTACAATATATTTATAGCCGTCTATAATTACATCACCTCTCCGGCTCAAGCGGCTGTTGCAGTTTATACCGTTGATACAGTTCCAAGTGTAGTTAGCGAAGTAGAGAGGGTTGTAGTAGGTGACATGGCAGGAGGAGTACTTAACCAAGTTAAGGTCAGGGTAACAGGGGACTTGGATGAGGGGGTTTATAATTTCCCGGTAAACTGGGAGATAAGTGCTGGGGATGGTACATTACTTAATGAACAAAGTATGACTGATGAGGATGGCTACGCTTTTAATTATTTAATCCCTGGCCTAGCCCTGCCTAACTCTACGACTATACAAGCTACGATAGATTATTAACTAAGGAACTTAAATGAGTCTCAAGCGAGTCTTTTCTTCTGATACTCTTCCTCTTCTACCGAATGAGTCTTGGTCATCTATATACGGGTTTAATATTGTAGCGGTTAAAGAGGATGTCGTTGGAGCCCACTCTGTAATTTATGTGATGGCCTTTGTACCTGGCACGGCATCGAGAGGCAAGGTTTGGAGGGTACACCCTGTAACGGGAGAAATTCTTTCTACTTTTTACACTGGCTGGTATACAGCTGGATTTACTACGGTCCTCTATGATCCGAGTGGTTCTGGTATGTATTGGGTGTATAATACTCCAGCCATGAAGTTTCATCAGTTCGATATCTCTACGTTTGCTACAGTTCCAGGAGGGGAGACTGTCCCACTTTATCATGTTGATCAAGATTGGGTTGATGAAGATGATAACCCTATTATAATGTCAGTCGGTTACTCTATTATTAGGGATAGGGATATTATAGTTGCTCGGGATAACGGATTGAACCAACACACTCTAGGTGTTTACTCTATTTCTCAGCACAAGAGACTTTATAAAATTGCCGTTCCTGTTTCTGCTAATAACTACAGGCAAGTGAGTAACATGACGAAGGACTCTGCCTTTGTTATGTCAGTCGATGGTGTTATTGTTCCCATAGATTTAACGTTCGGCTCCAAGGCTGGAAGGTCTCTATCTGTTGGTGGTTTTTATGTTCCGCCTTTATCTGAACGCGGCAACGTCGCTACTGCAAGGTTTGTAGTTTGTTTTGACGAAACCTACAAGCGTATGCACTTGTTCTTCCCTAATCCAGTGTCTGGTGGGAGCACTTACCAAGGGCCTAAAGGAGTATCAACTGCCAAAGTGCATTCTTTTACGCTGACATCTTCTCCTCGTCATGTTACTAAACCTATACCTTTGTCAATGCCAAGAAAGAATCAAAGGACAAAGATAGCTAGCTTTTTACACTGTGACGGAGGTAGGCCATGCTATGACTGGCCCTACACAGCAGAAGAAGTTGGTGATGGCACTTTAACCTCCACCTCCTTTACAGGAAGATCTAACAAGGATGGGGCTGTTATTTTGAATTTTAACGCAGGTGCTACTGGTGAGTATGAGCAGTCGGTTACAGTATCAGTAGATCACGAGGAGAATTATTATGAGGTCTGACGTTGGGTATTACGATCCAACAGATATTGACAGAGATGTAGTGGTCTATCTGTGGAAGGGGGCTAGGGTAAAAGATATTATCCTTAAGACTGGTTCTCCCACTACCAATTTATCAGGTATGGTTAGTTCTTTGTCTGTGTCCAGCAGTAAGGTATCTCTGATTTTAGTTTGGAGCGATGAATTTTTAACGTGTTCTGCTCAACCTGTTTATGGTGATTTTATTTCTGTAGAAGTTGATGGGTTGGTTAGGATGATCGCCATGGTAGCTACTATGGACTCTATCGAGGAGTCCCGGGGGGTAAGACGCATCTCTTTGACTGCTCGTACATCGGACGGCTTGGCAGGATGGAAGGACTATAAGGCAAGCAGCAGCGTATACCCGATTGGCATAGCTTTATCTACCATTGCCGAGGATGTATTGAAGAGGTTGTTTGGGTTGGACCAGTACGGTTATGAGTACTCTATTCCTGCCAGCCCTTATGTTGTGGCCCATTCTAACGCCCAATTGTCAGAGCTATCTCCCTGGGAAATGCTGGAGACTCTATACTTACCCCTGGGCTACAAGCCCATGATGAACGCCCTTAATCAGGTAAGCTACGTCAGTAAGGACTTGATAGGCAGAGATACCGATGTTGTTGTGGAATCTGAGAACCTAGTTAAAATATCTGGATCTCGTTCTGAACAGAGGACTGACAGGATACAGATTTCTTGGTTAGATCCTAATTTAACCAAGTCTTTACAAGCTGATCAAGTTCTTAATTCTGCTACTATAACTGCTGGGTTTTTCGATTGGCACCAAACTCAAGAAGTGTTTTTTAGTTCTGATAGGACGCAAAGAGCGCAAGACACTTATATGGTTATCAAGGAGTCTTGTAATTCAGGTTTGGTGCCTGTAGCGGACGAGGATTATGAAGAGAGGGATGAGTATCACGGCCATATAGAACTGACTTCTACCGGCTGGGTGCCAGCCCTAGCTACAGCATCTCTTGCTACTAGGCTTGCCGCGGCTTCTCAAGAAGATGGAGTACAGACGGTTCCTGCTACTGGGACTGGTGTAACTATACCTATAGGTAGGATTGTTGAGGCAGCAGCTGATGTTGGTATTATGTTGGCGATGATGAGCATTGGGACTGGGATGTATGAAATTTGGGGTCGTCCCTACACTATGGTCCACGCCAGGAATAAAACTCTTATCGTAGCGGCAGGGGCCTCGCCTTGGATGCGCAATGTTACTGAGTTAGAGAATGATTTTATTAGTTCTGAAAGTCATGCTCAGGAAGTTGGCATAAGGGAGCTTACTTATCAGGCTTTGGAGGCAAGTAGTTGGGGAGCAGATGTTGTCGATGATCCGAGGATTGAGGTAGGGGATATTGTTCAGATTGGGGATTATGGGCGGCTCTATGTGAGCGGATGGAGTTTAGAACTTGCAAGAGGGTCTAAGGCGACCCTCTCACTCCAGGGCTTTAAGTGTTAAGGGGAATGCTATGGGATTACAAACTTATCTTAAGGCAGCAGATACCTCTAAAAAGAAGGGGGTTGTAGAAGGCAAGATCTTGTCTGCCCCTGCGCTGGTCTATTCCGACGGGACTAATGTAACGTATGCGTGCGATGTAGACATCGGCCAGGTAGGAGTTATAGACGAGAACGGTACAGAAGGTACTCTTCCAATGTACGGGGTTCCTCTTGCTGCTGGCAACAACAAGTTGCTTTACGCACAAGTAGGAAACGCTGTCCTGCTCAGGCTGACGGGTTCAGGTACATGGGAGATCTATGCTTTCTCTACCATGCAGCCAGGAACTCTTACTATCGTTACCATATCTCTTCCAAACCTGTGCGATGATTTCCCTGCTATCGAAGTGCAAAGCACAGTTCAGATGGGCTTCACAGTCGTTGCCCTAACTCTGGAAGAATTAGGAACTTTCCGACCATTCGGAACCTTGCCTCTTGGCTCCTCAGCCCGCTACCTGAACAACAGGCTTTACGATATAGGTGTTTAAGTGCGTTACTGGTCTGAAAAAGAGACTTTGAAACTCCTAGCCTTGCTTGAGTCAGGGATGACTGATGCTGAGATTAGTGATAGAATGGAGAGGACAAAGGATTCTGTTACATACAAAAGAAAGCAATTTAGGGTTCCAGCAGTCAGGGCATCTGGATGTCCTGTAGTAGGGATGTCAGCAAGTGCCGCATCTATACCTTGGGGGCCTTGCTCTAAACCAGGTGCCGCGCATGCTTGGCATTTAGGAAGAGATAGACTAGTGGTTTATATTTAGAGAGCTTATATAAATGAGTACAATTTTAACAGACTTCTCCAATGGCGAGACTTCTTACGTTGCGCATTTAAATTTGGTGGTAGATGCGATAGAGGAGTTGCAAGTTCTAACTGAGGAGCAAGAGAGCTTTGCTACCGTTTTGGAGTCTCTATACGGAGGTCTCTTCGGAACTGGAAATCCTACCAGGATAGGGCTGGACTCTTATACTTTCACTTATCTTGATGCAGTTTTTACTGTATCTTCGGGATATATTTATCTTCCTGACGAACAGACTGTAGCAACTAGTGAGTCAGACACTGATATAGACCTTACTGGTCTAGGGTCACACACCTTCTATATACATGTTAACTCAACTACAGGGGTGCCTTACGCAGACTTAGTAAGCGGCACCCCTTATATCGCTACTGTTGTTTTTAACGGTACTGCGATTACTAGTTATGTTGACCAGGCTATGTCTACACCTGGTATCAATGACTGGATTGGTATCAACACCGGATCTATATGGGCACCTGTCTACAACTCTCTTGGTGAGCGTCTTGATGCTGTAGAAGCAGCGGCTGCTAATCTAAAGACCCTTACCTTCTCCTCCGCAACTTATACCGCTACAGAGGCAGAAGCTCTTCAGCAAAATGGCCTGGTCCTAGCCGGCACTCCTGGCGGGGCCGCTACTCTTGTCGTTCCAGATTTGGTTAGATCCTATACCATCTTTAACAACACTGGAGAAGTCGTAACGGTAGAGGCTGGGGCATCTGCTGTTGATACTGTAGATATTCCAGTAGGCCATTACGCCCTGGTCTATACCAACGGTGCTGACGACGTTCTGCCTGTATTCGTGGCAGAGATGACGGCTACCCCCAACGGAAGTGGCACAGGTGGCGGTGGAGGTTCTGGAGGGGCTTCCTCAGACTACTCCATCATGCTGTTCCAACCCAGCCAGCAGAGCGAAGATGCCTTGATGTATCGGATGGTTTTCCCTCATACTGTGACCTTTCCGGCTAACCTTCCAGGCTCCTATGCTACCTCTGTTGTTGGCGCTCTCGCAGATTCCACCTTCACAATTAAGAAGGATGGCTCTTCCATCGGCACCCTTACCTATGCAGCCGGACAATCCGACGGCACCTTCACCTTTGCGTCTGAGCAAACGTTCACTGAAGGTACTAATGTATTTTCTTTACACGGTCCGGCAACCGTAGATGACAACCTGTCGGACATAAGTATTTCTTTTAGAGGTATAAAGCAGACAGCCCTATCCTACGTCTTGCAGGTCTTTATGCCGACCGTGCTGACAAACGAGCAGTTGCTCTTTAGGGCTAAGCCTACCAACACTTTCTCTATTGTTCAAGATGCAGTTGGCTCGTATGCTATCGCTGTTACAGCGGCAACTGCTGAAGCTGTGTTTTCTTTGCAGAAAAACGCAGTCGAGTTTGGTACAATTACCTTTGCTGCTGCCGGCAGCACCGGGACTTTTGCTGTTGCTGCTGAGACTGAGTTTAACCAGGGGTCAGATATTATTTCTATCGTAGGTCCAGCTACCGCCGACGCTACGTTGGCTGGGGTAAGCATTGCTGTTCTTGGAGCCAGAGAGGCATAATCTGACCCGCCTTCCTACGTTATCGCCTCCCCCTTTGACGTAGGAAATATCGCGCCTGGCCCTGGCGCGTTAAAATAGTAAGGGCCGCTATTTTTTATCGAGGGTATTTAAATGCCATATAACCGTAAACAATGTAGATTGTTTTATGCTAAGGCAAAGAAAGGTCAGAAGGTGCCGGCTGATTTCAGGCGGCATTGCGGAGAGGGGAAGAAAAAGAAGTAGTTTTATCTAACTTTAGAGGTGAAGTATCATGAATATTAGACTAATGCCTTGGAGTTTGGCGGTTATCCTTGGATGCGGCGTTACTTACGCTGCGTACAAGTACACTCCGCTTGGCCCTTCTTATCCTGATGCAGACCGGATCGCTCAGGAGCACAGGATTGACCAGATTCGAGAGAACCAATGGTGCACTAAGCATCCCAATCACGAACACTGCGAGAGATGGCGTGAGATGAACCTCGGTCAGGATTCGCGCAAGTAAACCTGCCAGTCGCCTAACCCAAGGTAAAGAAAAGGGCCTCACTAGGAGGCCCTTTTCGTTCGGACTTACTGTTTACTCTTGATCGACAGAAGTCATGTTAAGGTGGTTTAGCCTAAAGGTAACCTTATCGGCTCCATTGTTTGGGTCCAACCCAAGAGACACCATCTTCTCCTTGTACCAAGTCGGGAATGGTCCACGAGTATAGGTGTTCTCGGGGTTGTCCTTATCAGACCAGACAGTAATCCTAGAACTGCGAGGGGACTCAGGAGTCGAGGATTCAGCAGACCCCTCCCCAGCCTCAAGCATTTCCTTCTTAGTCCTACGGGTACGCTTCTTAGGGGCACCCTGTTCCACAGCCTTTCCCTTGGGCTGTGCCGGTAGCAAGGGAAGAAGGATCTCTTCCAACGTGTATCCACGGTTCAGGATAGAGTCCTTAATACTCTGAGTAAAAGCACCCTTCTCTACAGAACGGCGCTCAGACAACAACTTCTCAACGTTTGCCAGTTGTTCCGCTGCGATTGCACGAATTTGCGCAAGAGCCTCGGTGGACTGATCTTCAAGATTATCAACCATATCGGTATCGTTCACTAATTTTTCCTCTGTAAGGTTTGTTCGATCGAGTATTATAGCATCTAAGATTTTTAGGCTGCTGCCTTTTTAAGTAGTTTGTTAGCCTCTACTCGTAGCCTTCCAAGCGCAAACTGTAAGCCTGGAAGCTCGTGTCCATATTCAAAGAGTAGATCATTCATCCTATCTATAAAGTCTCCATGTGCCGAGCAGAAGCACGGAACCCTAGCCTCTATCATATCCCTCTGGGCTAGGCAGCAAGGGCAGGTCCTATGTAGGCTCCAGTACCCGTCCATATGACCCCTTGCCCATTCATACCTATCTCCTGGATTTATCGGTCCCCCACACTCTTGACATTCATATTTTTTACGTGAAATTGGCCTTATTGCCTTATATCTGCTGTACATTTCATAGCCGCAGTAACACTCAATAGTCATGATTTGTCTATCCCACTAAGTTTATATCTATTGACTACCCACGCCCTACCAAAGGTCTGCGCAGATCTATAAGAGCCGTAGATTCCTTCAGCAGCCTTTTGTTCTTTCCCCTTAAAGCCCCATACTATTACCTTATAGTTTCCTTCCTTGGTTATCTTTATTTCATACCTTAAGTTTGATGTTTCTTTAGCTTTGAGGTCATGTCTTAAGGTGGTCATATTCTAGTTTCTCCATCTGCTTTGGGCTAAAGATGTGTAACATTCCAGGATAAATATCAAACTCAAATACGCACCTTTCGTCCCCTGCCAAGGTATAGAAACAGGAAACTATCGTTCCTGTTGCTTGATACCCGCCGCCAACTTTCTTTACTTTTTGTCCGCGTTCAAAGGTCATTTTTATATCCTCCGGTAAAGGGGGCCAAGGCCCCCCAGTTCTAAGTTAAATCCCACAAACCCCGCTCACGCATGCACGGTCTGAATTTTCCTCGTAGACCACTCCTATACCTCCCTCAATGGCTTCAGCATAAGGCACACTTACTAAGGGCTGCCCTCCGCGAGATCCGTCAGGATACGACGTAAGACCTCTAAGTCTAGGAGCGTACTTTGCAACGATCTTTGCAAACTTATCTACATGCCCATTATGGTTGCCTTCAGTGTCCCACCCAGGAAGATTCAGTGTGGAAGATATTCCCATATCAACATAGTCTTGCACATCGGCTTGAAATTTAATCCTGCGTTCAGGGTCCTTGGCAAGATCTATCGCCGTCTCTATCTTGTCTGGATCAATCCCGTAACGTGTCATCAGATCCTTTGCTGCCTGGTCCACATAGTACTGGAACTTCCTTACCTCTCTACCAGTTTCACGATCACCTTCCAGATAACGCCGCTTATAGGCTACAGCAAAGATAGGCTCGATACCGGTAGTAGTTCCGGCGATTGTCCCGATAGTGCCTGTCGGTGCAACCGCCCTGTAAGCAACAGGTTGTGATATATAAAACCGATCACAATGCTCCCTAGCTGCTGCTTCTCCGTTAGTGGCATAGACCTTCAGCCATTCGTGCAGTTCTGGGGTAATTTCATAACGGTAGTTGCGCTGAAGAAGCCACTCATGAACTCCCATAATTCCAAGCCCAATGCGGCGATTCTTCTCCCTGACTAGGCGCGTTTTTTCATCAGGGAGTATTCCCCTGATAGTTCCACAGACTAGGAACTTAGATGCCAACTCGACAGCCGTTTTAAACTGTTCCAGGTTTTCACATGCTGCCATGTTTACACTTCCAATGTTGCACATGTCTGAGTCATCTGCGCTAACCACCTCCGTACATTGCCCTAGTACGTGCCCTTCAAAGGTTCCCCTATGCGTCTTGGGTTCGGTAAAGCAGAAGGTCTCTTCCATTATAGGAAGTTCGGTCACTGACCTTACAGTTACAAACCTCCTGGCGTCTCTCTGAGGTAGGCTATCTTTTGATACACCCAGCCTGGAAAATCTAGTTCCAAGAGACAGTAGTTTTACAGTGTCAGTGTTACCTATCAAAAGCCTCTTAGTCTCTTTGCAGTTATACCCAGACAGGCTCCCTTTACCGTTGGGCATATCTCTTGTACCTTTATCATTAGCATGAACTACCTTGGCTTTTACACCTAATGTAGTCAACATTAGCTTCACTTCTTTTAGGAACCCGTGGTCTATACTGGCTATCTGTATCCCATTGCCGTTCTTATCCTTAGTTACACATCCGTCCCCATCAAGAAGGCCTGCCAACCAGTTAAGTCTGTATTCTAGGGAGGAGTCTAACGGCACCCAATTTTTAGGTAGCATTGTCCCATGCTTCCAGGTTTTCTTGAGTTCTGCAAACGGGCCTGTCGTGTCCTTAATGGTCCCACACAGCCTGGGTGTACAAGGATACTTAGGCTTATATACCCAAGAATGCTTTAAACCTTTATTACCTTCAGCAGAGTAAAATCCTTGGCTGTAAGCGTCAGGGGCTCCATCTACGTCTTCCCCTCCCTCTACTACAGGCATGTCAAACTTAGCCAACCTTTCCCCTATCTGAAGCTCGTCCGCTGGGACAAACTCTGGAGGGTTGTTCCATCCTTTCAAACCTACCGTTACAAACTTATGGTAGGGTGTGCAGCGCAAGGAAGACCCGTCTGATAATTCAACATTTACCAGGCTATTCCACCCAGTAGAAAATGGGGTTACCGGAGCCCATTCTTCTCCGTTCCATATTTCAACCTCCTTTCCAACCAGGTCACCAATAGCCTTGTAACCAGTCTTTGTAAGAATCCTTGTGTCTTTTGTACAGCAAGCATTACGTAATGTAGAGCCCTCTTGATCAAAGAAGTTGAAACTAAATCCTGGCTCACCATTACTCATCGCCATTTCAACATTCTTTATGAAGGTGGAAGGCAGTGGGTTAGTGTCTACTACTGTGTGCCATGCTGCCTCATCTTTTACCAGCTTCTCCAACTCTACTATAGATCTAACTCCAGACACCTCAGACAAGAAGGCGTTGTCATAGTTAAGGGAGATATTGGTGAAGTCTAGCGGAGCCTGGGCATCGAAGTTATTACTCTTAGCTTGAGCAAAACTAACGTTAGTACCAGGTATCTTAAGATTTCCCCAATCCTTTACTGTTAGCCAAGAGGTGGCATCCCCATGTTGCCAGTTAAGAGAGCCATAAATAGCAGAGCGCCTAGACCCTCCTTGCATTACATTGCGTCCAATCTCGTTTATTGAGTTAGCCAAAGGTATGGGTCCAGATGCCACCCCTCCTGTGCGGCGCAGGAGAGTTCCCCTGGCCCTGAATATCGAGTAATCAACCCCTATGCCTCCGCCTGACATCAAGGCATTTGATGCTGAGTGCACCAACCTACCCCACTCCTCACGAGTATCTTGCTCTCCAGCAAACAAATAACAGTTGTTATAGTAGCTAGCCGGCCTTCCACCGTAATACAGATACCTCCCTCCCGGCAAGAACCTGAAGCCGTGCATAATCTGAACGAGTTCGGCCCGCTCAGGCTTTGACATGAGGGGGTGGGTGATACCGCCGCGAGTTCCACAGACGTCATCAACCACGGCCTGGCATCTTTGCAGCCAAGTCTCGTCAGGATACAAGGCATACTTAGCCTTAAATATCGCAGCTCCTAGATCTGTACGGAAATTATTAGGTCTATCTGAAACGTAAGTCATTTCTACTATCTCTATTAGGTTTAAAGTATCTTAACTTTGGCCTGACGATCCATTCTTTTCTGTTCTTTAAGGGCTTGCTTGTAAGTCATACCAAACCCAATACCGCCCTTCCCCTTATCTACCCACCACCATCCTTCCCCATCTGTAGACCAGCCAGGGTTTCTGCTCTTTAAAGTCCGAGCCTCTTCTACAGTTTCTATATATCTTACATACCTACTCATAAAGTTCCCCTATGGAAGCAAGCTGCGCTTGAGAATACCTCCTTGGCGGATTACAGTTGCAACTGGCAAGCACCCAGTTGCCGTCCTTATCTACCTCAATAATCTCCATCCTCCAGGTTCGGTTACCCATACTCCATCTCCTTATGGTAAACAGCTTTTGCCCTTCATACATCTCCTCTATTTTCATGTCTACTCCGTCTTTAGCCCTGTCTCTAAAGGGCAGGGATTTAAATTAAAGTCAAACGAATGACCAAGTTCCGTTCTTAATCTGACTTGCGGTTTTCCATATCCAGTGCTCTTTGTCGTTAAGCCATTTCTCCTCCCCTAAGAAGTTAATACACTTTTCTGTAACCAGTTCCTCAGTCATTTCAGGAGTATGGCTAAGCGCCTTTTCTATAAAAAAGAACGCCTGCATTTTTAAATAGTGCTCTAAATTATTCATGTCTTGCCTCTAATCTAAGTTAATATGAACACCGGCCAAAGAACTCTCCATCGACCGATGGGAGATCATCACCAACTGCGTGCCTGCTTCTGCCAAAGCCTGGGTAACAACTGCGGCATGGTTGTCGTCCATTTCTGCGCTGGGTTCATCGAGAATCAACGTTGGAAAGGAGCCTGGAACCAACCTATTCAATGCCATCAACAACCCCAACGCCATAATTGACCGTTGAGCGCCACTTGCCTCCACTACGCTGTCCTCGACCCCTGCCTCGGTATAGAGGAAGTCACCTCCCTCAGAACGCCTCACAGCCGTTATGGTGCCTCCCGTGCAGACTGAGGCGAACTCAGATGCCATGCTCATGATCCCAGTCCAAATATCCTCCATGAACCTATCCCTGTTCTTGCGCAAGAACTTTTGGAGATTGGAGGCCACTTCCCTGTCCTTTATCTTTTCTTGCAGAGCAGAGACCAACTCTTCTTGTTTAGTTATGACAGCACACCAGCTCTCCCACTTATTAAACTCTACGCTGTAGTATCCCTGCCATTCCGATAAACGGCCTTTAATTTCGTTCAAACTAGCTGACAAGGTTTTAAACTCATCCCAAGACTCAACCTCTTCCTTTTCCCTTAAAACCCCAGGCTTCTTAGATAAGACCTTCTCCTTGGCAGATAGGGAACGGGTTAGAATGGCTGCTTCTTTCACTATCCTGTCTAAGATAGCCTTTGCCGTGGCAGCCTTAGACCATTCTAAATTAAGAACCCTCTCATCCTCTCTGTAATTAAAGCCTAGAGACTTTTCTATATTGGCAAGTTCTAGTGCTGTATCTGATAGCTCGTTAGATTCGTTAGCTTCCCATTCAGACAAGACTTTTAAATCTAGGGTCAGCTTTCTCTTAATAGTTTCTAGCTCCCCGGTCTTCTTAGCCAACTTCCTAACAGCTTCCAAATCTGAAGCCATTATCCTGCACGCTTCCTTTTCCCTCTCCAACAAAGACACTGCTTCCTCCCTTTCCGTATTCAACTTAACGGCATCATGTCCATTGAATGGCCTGTGACAGGTAGGGCACTCTGCATCTCTACAGGCTTTTATCAGGTCGTCTGCCCTAGCCTTTGCTTCCCCACACTTCCTCGTGTAGTTAGAATACTCAACTTCCAGAGCAGATAAGTTCTCAGGTCTGTAGGAATACTTTACCAGCTCTTCAGCTATCTTATCCAACTCCTTTTGTAGGCTAGAGGACGTTTCTTTTGTCTTTTTAGATGACAGCTCTTGTTGTTCCTTTCTTACCTGTAACTTTTTAAGGGAGCTTATAGAATTTCTAAGTGCAGCCAAGGCGGCTCCTAGCTCTAATTCTGGTTCAGCCTCCTTAACTTTGTCAGGAACCTGATCCTCAAGGTCTTTTAGTCTATACTGTATATCTTCTATCTCCTTGACGGCACGATCATACGCAGCGTACTGGAGCCTTGCCTCCTTGTTGTACTCCCTTAGGTTAATATACTCCTCCTCCTTAAGTGAGTAAGTTGAACTTGCTATTTCTACTTCTTGCATCAAAGAGGTTATGGACGCATACCACTCTACAAGGTTAGCAGACAACTCGTCCCTATCTGCCTTTAACTTTTCAAGGTCCTCCGTAGGCTTACCCATGCTCTCTATGACGCTGGTAAAGTTGCTTATCCTTTCAGACAGTTTTTCTATGACCTTGTTAACTAGGGCGGCCCCGCTCAACTCCTCTAGCAAGGAGTGTAGTTTGCTAGCTCCTAGAGTTAGTAGGGCTTGGGTAGTGCCTTGCTGGACATGTTTTAACAAGTTAAAAGTAGCCTTATTTACTCCCAGCAGTTTTTCTATCTCAGAATTAACCGCAGTGTTTCCGGTAGCAACAAGCTCGTTTTCTTTAAATAACTTAGCTCCAGATAAGGTGCGCTCTATTGTATAAGCAGCGCCCTGAAACTCCAGGTTGAGCGTGACTTTCGTGGAAGTCTTCTTCTCTCCACGAGTAGGTATAGAGTCTGCCCGACCAGACATGAACTGGACGCCACCTAGAGCAAAAGCCACCCCCTTTATTAAACTGGTTTTGCCTCTCGCGTTGGCACCTGTAACCAGCGTAAGTCCTTCTGAAAACGAAATCTCAAGGTTTCTGTGTTGTTTGAAATTAACTAGGCTTAATTTACGCAACATTTTCGCCATTCCTCTTCATCCCGACCGGGGTTAGTAAAGCGTCTTCAACTGTCCACCCATACCTTAACCTATTGTGGATGTTGTACGGCTTTAAACACAGATGCCTGCTCCATTCTGCAACCGTTTTAGTTTCACCGTGCAACGTTAAAAACCGGTTGCTTCCAGTGTTATTTTGTTGTTCTTCCGATGTAGCCCACCTGCAATTTGCTGGTTCATAGTTCCCGTTATTATCAATGCGGTCAAGAGTTTTTCCAATCGGTTTTTCTCCCATGTCTTTTATAAAGTTAGCAAAGTCTAACCATTCCTCACAACACTTAATTCCTCTTCCACCATATCTACCGTAACGCTCTGTATTTTTGTTTAAACATCTATTTTTCATGTTGATCCATGACATGTATGTTGGAGAATGCCCTCCAGACGCATGACCATGAACTATACACTGAAAGGCTATCTTTTCTTTTCTTAAGCACCCACATGATAGCGTGTTCCCGCTTCTTAGACTGCCTACGAATACAACGGTTCTATCTCCGCAGTCACACAAGCACTCCCAAATACTTCCGCCGAATTTATTTACTGAGTTAAACTTAGTAACCATTAGTCTACCAAACCGTTGTCCGACTAAATCAAGTCTTTTCCCGTTCATTTTTAATGTCCTAAATAAGGTTAGAGGCTTTCGCCAACACCCCTATAACAAGAGTGGTCTGAAAGAAACCCATCCCGACAACCCAGCGAATAATCTCGGCCTTGGTTTCGGCTAATCTCAGTTCTAGTCTAAGAATGTCCTGCTCTGTTGCCAGTTCGGAACCGGACAAAGCCTCGGCAAGGGCCTGCGCCCCTGCCTTGGCTTGAACGGTAGGAACGCCAGACGCTTCCAACTGCTCGGCGTATTTCAGGGTATCGAAGGTAACGGCTGTCATTGAATATCTCTAAACTTCCTTATCTTTGGTGAACGCCATCTTTATCTTTTCTAGTAAAGCCTCATGTTGCTCTGCTCTATTCCGCCAAAAACACACATCGCATAAGTCTAGGGACTCAGTGTCGTTACGGCCGTGCGACCTTACATTGATAGCATACGATCCGCATCTCTTACATTTATTCATTACCTAAATCCTTTATCAGAGACTTCCACAAAGATAGCATACCGCTGTTGCTTGCTAAGTCTTGAGAGATCCTCTCCCTTAGCCCCAGGATAGTAGGCGTAGATTCACTAATATCCCTAGAGAACATCTTGCCATCAGACTTAACGCTCATCTTAACAGCCAGCAAGTTGGGAGACTTCTCCCAACAAGAAGATACAGCCTTCATGAAGTTCAGCATACCAACAGCTGGCACCTCTCCTTCCAACTCAAGAAACTGGATGTCAGAGCTAAAGCCTGTAGGCAACTCAGAAGCATCCAACTTCCTGTAACTTGTTGTCTTATCCCAGACCTTTACCAAAGATTCTTCTCCATCCCCACTAAATTGCCATATAAACTTATCCTCCATGTTATCGAACGCAGTTGGGAATGTACTACCCGGCAGAATTACTTGGCTACCCAGAGCAACTCTGGGACTGTGTTCATGCCCTATAATTATCCTATTAATTCCTTGTGCCAATATCCACTCAGCGGTTTCCTCGTCTAGGTTCAAGGTAGTTTCGCTGGCAAGCCAGGTCTCCGGCGCTCCATAATTACAGTGTAAGAAAACAACCCTCGGCTTATTTGGATAGCTGTAGACGTGCCTTGGAACCTCTTCCTTTATTGCTCTAATAAACAGCTCTTGCGTCCAGCAATGGGGTATAACTAAGACAGCTGCTGGAAGACTAGTAGAGGAGAAAGACTCAGGCGAGAATATAACTGGATTAACCCTGTCCTTAATCCTGTCAAGCCAGGAACTACAAAGGCTAAGAGAGCTTACTGAGTTGGCGATATTTTTAACGTCATGGTTACCGGCAATACAGAGGTTAACTTTCTCCAATACATTAAGTCCCTGCTCTATGGTCTCTTCAGTGTTGCTATGGCGATCAAACAGGTCTCCTCCATGGACTATGAAGTCTTCTCTAGCACTTTTCACAATGCGCATGGTCTGCTCATACACGGCCTTCCGGTAAAGCCGGGCTGAAGATGCTGTAGTATGGGTTGAGCGGTTAATCCCAAGGTGGGAGTCGGTCAGGTACGTAATATTCATGCTAACTCCAAACAGTTTCTAAATTTAACCCTTAATTCTTTTATCGGAAACACGTAAGCATCCTTTATATCAAGCTGCTTACCTTCTTGCCTTGCCTCTATTACTGCCTTAGCAGGCCATGCTTCACAGAGACCGGTAAGCTCTGAATAGAATAGGACCAACCCATATCCTCCACTAAGTAACCAAGTATGAAGGCTAGCTACCTGGTGATTTTTTACCATATCAGAAAAGCAAGATTTCAATGAGGTCTGAGATCCGCTTGCCTTACACTCCACCAGGTAGGCGTTCCCCCTCCAGGAGAACAGGAAGTCAGAGGGAGCTTGGTTTGTCTTGTCCGTTCCAGCTGCTCCAGAGTCCTTGAAGTGGTGTCTGTATAAAAAATCTGATCCCATACAACCATACGTCTCATCCCACACAATCTTTTCAAATCTTTTTCCTATGTTAAGTGTCATCTTATACTCCCAAACTCTCTAAAGTCGCCTTCATATCCTCACTTATATCGGCCCAGGTGTTACGAATCCAAGTAATGTACGTCTTAGGCACCTCCTTCCACTCCTTTCCTCTGTGCTTTCCAAAATGGCAAACAGAGAGTACTTGAGGAGTAGCACACCAAGTCTGCAAATCGGCAAGAGACACTCCATATTGCTCTTTAATATAAGATATAATTTGCGCCACTAAATAACAATCGGCAATCGCATCGTGTGCTAGTCTCCTGAACTGCTCACTAGCTTCATCAGGGAATAGATGCTTATTCACGGTCCCTAGCTTGTGATTCTCCAACAAAGGGTATACTCTTTGTGCAAAGCATACGACATCTAGCTGACCCATTTCCGTGAACCCTGCCTCTGGCATAATCCTGTCAGCGATTGGCACGTCATATCTGGAACTATTAAACCCTCCAAGAAATACCCTATTCCCTTGCCTCTGGTAATCATCTATCAACAATTTAAATTGCCTAAGCACCTGTCCTTGTGATGGGCTAAGCCAATATTTATCCTTCCCAATACCATGAACCTTAAGTGCTTCCTCTGAACACTCTCTATCTGGCATCACATAAGTTTGCATAACAGGTAGCGCAGTGCCGTCCTCCTCCATGAGGACGGCTCCGAACTGCACTATATCTGCTATGTTTTTATCGTTGGAGGTTGTCTCCAAGTCGAAAATCATAACAACATCTTTATTCATCTAATTATTTGTCCGTTATCAGTCAACATTCAAATGTCCGCTGAAGGCGGCAGTCTTCATTCTCTTGCCACCCTTCCCACCTATCTCAATAAAGCCCCAAGTCCCGTCGGTAAAGACCTTTACCCTCACCCCTTGCCACTTTACAAGGATAAAGTCCTCAGTTGTTTCCAGGACTTCAACCTTCTCTTGAGTTACGTTAAAAAGCCAACTCACCCTTTGCTGTTGCGCTTGGTTCATTCTGTTACCTCTTCATCAATGTCATCTATAATAGTTTCCTCTGGTTCAGAAACCTGAACCAACTCTTTGGATTTCTCCAAGGCTTCCTCTACCTGCTCCTTAGTAAAGCTACCTCCTATTTCTATTTGCCTACCCCAAGAATCAGAACTAACAGAAAAGTCAGCAGACATTGGCACCGTATGACCAGGAGGGGTGACGGACATGATCTCTTTCAACATACAACAATAATCGTAAGCAGCCGCTCTTGGCACACTGGAAGCTAGCTCATCATAGACCGGGGCTATCATATATGAATCTGTCATAGTAAACAGCTTACGCCTATATGCCTCACTCATAGTCACCTTCAAAATATCAGCAGCACAACCTTGAATCGTGTAATTGATTGCCTGCCTCTCGTTACGCATCCTCACACCGTCATCCTTGGAGAAGATGCCGTTACCGATATGCCTTCTGTTACCGTAGGCCGTCTGCGTGTAGCCATTCCTCTTTGCAAACTCTATAGTCTCCTGTTGCCAAGGCTGTAGACGGGAGTACTTAGCAAAGGTAGCGTTCATGAACATCTTCGCTTGTTCTGCCGGGATCATAAGCCGACGGGCTAGAGTAGTATGCCCTCCCCCATATATCATAAGGAAATTCAAAGCCTTAGCCATCTTCCTTGCCAACTTGGCTAGCTTCGCCACTTCAACATCCTCTCCATTCAACAAGCCAAGGTAACTGTAGTAGTCAACACTACTGACCCCTAGCTTACCAAGCATCTCAGGATAACGGGTCCTTACTACATCCATAAAAATAGCCGAAGCTGTAACTGAGTGGATGTCCTTTCTATCTTCACTAAGATAAGCATCAAGCATTGCCGGGTCCTTAGACTCGCTTGCCGTCAACCTAATCTCTTGACCATTGAAGTCAGCCGAGATAATCACATGGTCATCAAGCCGAGGTCTAACACAGCTACGGAAAGCCCCTCCATCGTTCTTTGTCAACTGCAATAGATTGGGAGAACTACTAGTCGGCCTCCTGGTCACCGTCCCGTCGTTTATAATACTTCCATGTATACATCCATCAGCAGGGTGAACCCACAAAGGGTAGGGTCTGTAGAACAGGGACTGAGCCGTGGTACAGCGCTTAATCGTTCTATAATTTGATAAGGCTGCGTGCCTCCAATCATCTTCACTTGTGATGTCTTCAGCGAACGCCATGGCGATTGCATCTGCATCTGTACTAGGGGAACCAGACAGCCCAAACTTCTCCCTGGTGGAACCGTGAGCTACCTTTGAGCGAACCCTGATCGGCAAGCCCAACATAGAGTACAGGAAGGCTTGCATCTGCTGAGGAGATCCTATATTAAGGTCTGACCCCACAACTTCTTCCTTGTCCTGAATCCCTAAGAACCCTTTGCACCAAGCTACGAACTGATCGTAAGCAGCCCCTTCTCTCTTTAAGATGGCGTTCGAATGTGTCCCGACCATCTCGAAGAACCTTGCCATTTCTGTAAGGTTAGGGACTTGCTTAAGATCCGCGTCAACTATGGTGTCGTTATTTATCGCACACCACTCCATAAGATCCTTCTTCGTCACCTTCTCTATCTTGGTAAATCCCAACCTGTCCGTTATCTTGGCAAGCATAGTTGCGGTTGGCTTAAAGTCTGCCGGGGTTACCTTTACCTGTTTCGTAGTATAAGCACTATTAGCAAAGGTCTTTTCCCAGAAGACCTTCATCTTGTCAGCCAAGCCTTTCTTCTCTTCTTCGTCAAGCTCGTTAAGATTACGGTCCTTGAGCAGCTTCTTTTCTTCCATGAGCCACTGGTCCTGAAACAATTCTGTGGCCCTTTCAGCAGATGGAGTTTGGCAATTCTTTTCAAGCAACTCCCTTAGCTCAGCATCAGCCATTTCCTTGCTCTCAGCATCTCTCTTGGCAAGAACCTGCATCCGCTCTACATCGAAGTTGATGCCAGACAAGAACTGCCTTGCCTGCTCATGCACAAACTCGAAGTCCCTATCCCTGGTAAATTCCCAAGTGCCCTCCAAGGCTTGAACGAACCACATAAGATCAAAGAGATGGGCAGTAGCTAGAGAGTCCTCTGTACCGTAAGACAGCACTTGGCTTGCCTTACAACCTGCCATATCCTCAGCGCCAGCTGACTTCAACGTATCCTCATAAGAGGACTGGTAAAACCCCAGATGACCCTTGCTTTGGCTCTTCAGCCCCAACTGCTCATCTTCCCAGCAAGCTGATGCCATCAGTTTGGTATCGTAGATGGTAGGAATCTCTTCCAGAACTCCGTTAATCAGGGTAACTAGGTATTCAAACGCAGCGTTATGGGCAACTAGGGGCTTTCCTGCTGCAATAGCGGTCTGTAGTATCCATCGGATGTAGGATAAAGGAGCATTGTCACTATCCTTGTGGTCAACGGTTACGTAAGCCACCTTCTCGTGGTTAGCTCCCCAAGTAAAACTCATCCCTGTAATTTCTTGAGACAGTACATCAACGAACTCTCCACCGGAACGCTTGGCCTCCAGGAAAGCCTTGTGCTTTAGCTTGTCGGTAGATTCATAGTCAAAGGCTATGAACGGAGTTTCTTCCAAAGTACTCTTAAAATCTGCCAAGACTTCCTTTGCGTCAGCCATGCCCACCAACTTGGGTAGCGCTATGAACTTGCTGACCTTCTCCCTAAGTTGCTTAGAATTGCTCAGGTTACGTAGAGCCTCACTCAGCGTACCGAAACTAGGAACCTGCTTGGTCCACTCAAGTTCAACTGTTTTGCTGCCCTTTACTCCCTCAGCAAGTTCCGGGTGCAGCTTAGCCAACAGATACTGCAACTCCCACTCAGCCTTCTGAGTTAGCAAGGTTGATAGCCACTCATCCTCTGTAGCCTTCGCCGCTTGCTTTAGAGTATCCCAGTCCCTCGTTCTTACGATGGCGTCCAGCTGCTCCATTCCATCCAACCCATAGGTGGATGCCAGCTTCTCCCAAGCCTTTGGCCCAAAGCCTTGGACACCTGGGTAACCGTCACTAGTATCGCCAACCAAAGATTTATAAACCGTAACTAAATTATCTGGCAGGCCCTTGAAAGCCTTTTCTGAATCTCCGTTTATAGACACGCTGATGGTGTCTCCCAACGTGCGGCAGGCGATCAAGTCGTTGTCAATAGAGTGGACAACTATTGGACACTGCTTAGATAGTTTGATAGCAAGGTAAGCCACCAAATCGTCAGCTTCTTGCCCCTCAAGTCTAACCTGAGTAACACCTATAGAGGTGAGAAACTTCTCAACCCTTGCCAAATACTTCTCCTTGTCTTCCTTAATACCCTCTTCTTCCTTATCGTGAGCATCGGTACGACGCTTCTTGTAATCAGTGTAAAGATTCTTGCGGTACTCGTTACCGGCATCCCATACTGCTATCATGTCCCTTGGGGCGGACTGATAAGCCTCTAGGATAGGGGATATAAACTTATCGAAAATTGCACTTAGCCCATTTTCGTGATTGATAGTCTTGTCTTTTTCTCCGTTAGCAAGAATACCAGTATTAGGTGTAGAGTACGCCGAGTTAAGGGCTAGGCCCTTAATGTCCAACAGATGAATTATTTTGTGCATTCTTTTTACACCGTCTGTAAATTATCTATGAAGTCGGACAATTCCTTAACTTTACTATAGGGGAGCTCCCAGATAGTTTTGTAATTGTCCCCCTCTTTTTTATTCTCTGAAAGCTTTCTCAGCTTTTTAGATACTAAGTTTCTAGTTCTTTCTTCTCTCATAGAATCTAGCTTCTCTTTAGTAGCTTCTTCCAAGTAATCACTGTAGTACCTGCTGCCACCTATCATTCTTCCTGTTTGCCTATTGAACTTACACTCTTGTTTTTCAAGAACTATTTGAGTCTTAGTTACACGCTCAACTTTACACACCCTTTGACTTTTTCCTGTTATAACTAGATCGCCTATCTCTAGGCTCTCTAACCACGTGCCCATATTATTCTCCCCTTCTATAGACAGCAAAAGGCCAGGCAGCTTTCGCTGCCTGACCTATCTAACTTCCCTTGTTACAGACCGAAATCGCTCAACTTAGCGACAAAGCTAAAGTTCCAAGGCTCAAACGGCCACTTGCCCGAAGTGATCTTGGCACCAACAGAGATGCGGGTAACCACTTCGCTACTGGAAGACCGACGGGACAGCTTAACCCCGGCAAGATAGCCCGAGTAACGGCTGATCGAGGTCTGAGGGATGGACAACAGAACCATCTGCTCAAGCTCTGGGGTCCAGTTACCTTGGCCGTCCTGCACCCACTTAACCATCTGGGCCGGAACATCTATGTACTTGCGATCAACCGGCTTAGACCAGCCCTTGGAAGTCCACTCTGCAAGGATTGCGTCAACCGGCTTTCCAGTGGTCGTCGTAACCTTGTCATAGGTGTAGAAGAACTCAGGGGCGTTTTGCTCATCGTTGCACTTCACGATGTACTTCACCTTGCTGGGGTAGCAAACGGCGTCAAAGGAAGTCCCGTACTCATTTCCATCGGAAGACTGGAACCGACCGCGGTCCAGCTTCAGGTAGGGAAAGCTACCATATCCCATCTCCAGCCCTTCGTGACCATCTTCCTCAAGGGCCGACATAACGTCGCCGGACTGCAAGGACATCTGGGTACTAGGGGCGTTGTAGCGAGCCATTGCGGCCGCCGGAGGGGGAGGAGGGGTAGACGCCTGCTGCTCTTCAACAACAACCTCTACAGGCTTCTCAGGAGCCGGAGCAACAGGAGCCTGCTGCATGGGGGCCGGAGCAACAGGCTGCTGCTGGGGAAGCCCCTTCGGAGCACTGGGGGCGGGGCCAGCAGCAGGCCGGGAAGGAGGAGGGGAAACGGCACCAGGGCCTCCGACGGGGGCAGGGCCTCCAAGTCCGCGGGGAGCAGCATTAGGTAGCTTAGGCGGAGTGGAAGGAGCTGGGCCGATCGGGGGCTTAGGGGCACCGTTTCCCATCGGAAGGGACTCGATAGCGTCACCGGTAAGAGGATCAATGTCTTGGATTTCGGACTTACGAAGACCAGGAATAAGGCTCACAATATTTACCTATATAGTTGACAATTTGGTTGATGGTTAATTGGGATGGTTGGTTGGTTAAAACGATCATTTACTTTACTTTCTGGCTAATCTCCTGGCGATTACTATTCTCTTAACTGTGCGGCTCTGCTTCTTAGCAGCCTTGCGTGTATTGCTTCGTGTATATGTCTTCATAGTGTTACTCTTTAAATCGTTTTGGATTTTCCGTGGCGTTCCGTAAAGATGCCAGTTTCTTCTTGAGCTTGTTGGCGGGCTTTGATGGCTTCTTCAAGAGAGTCAAAACAGCCGATATATCTCAGCTTTCCATTTTGTCTTATACTGGCCTGCCATCTATTGTCGCCTTTATGCCAAGAAACTCCCGTGCACCCAGATTCATTGTTACTATACATTCTCTTATTGCAAACATTTTCTCGGTGAGTTATATCCCTCAGATTGTCCCACCTGTTATCGTCCTTAACTCCGTTAAGGTGGTCTATCTCGTGATCAGGCCATTTCCCAGTAACTAGGAACCAAATCAAACGGTGGGTTGAATTTTTGCGACGCCCTATCGTTACTTGCCTATAGCCGTTAGGATTCAGAGTGCCTACTTCCTCCCCTACCTTATGATAGGCCCTTCCAGTGCCCATAGTATGCCGGGCTACCAGCTTCCCAGTCTCAGGAAAATAAACAAAGAGTTCGTTCAACAACTCAGCAGTCAATTTCTCTATATTCATTATCTCATTCTCCTAGAAGCTCTTTGAGCATGGTGCTCTTATCTCCCTGGACTTCTTCGTTAACTTTGAACCTTCCTAACATAGTGTCAATGCGTTTCGGCAAAACTGTTTCAACTACCTCCGGTAAATAAATACTTACCACTTTCTTTTGCCCCTTTCTATGGACCCTGCCGCAAGCCTGGATGAAGGAGCCAGGTATTGATGTAGGCTCCAAGAAAGCGATATACCTACAAACTCCCTGGAGATTCAGCCCAGTTCCCCCTGACCTTGGATGAGCAATCATCACACTGCAATTACTATCGCTCAAGAACTTTGCTACTTCTTCTGTGGTGTTTGCCGTAGAGTTCACAACCGCGACATCGTATTCCTTTAACCAATTCTTTCGGACGTGATCTATGGTCGCTATAAAATGAGCAAAGATGACTATCTTTTCGCCGTGGCCTATACCTAAACTTTCTAGCAATGTCATTAACCATTCACGAACTGTGTTTTCAGCCTTGAAATCTGGGTCTACCACTTCCGGGACAACAGCCATCTGAGCAGCCATCATACGTAATCTTTGTTGACTCGAAAAGTCCAGCACCATTTCTTCTGTGGCTATTACCATTTCCTTAATTATCTTCTTATATGCCTTTAAATGCTCTTGCCCTAAGATTATCCTTGACCTTATTATGTGTGGCTTATCTAATGGGAAAAGCTGCTCAACTCTTAATCGTCTTGAATTAACGTATAAATTATGATTTAGTAAACCAAGTTCCTTATACCCGATGATTGTCTCGAACTGGTATGATCTTCCGTCTGCGCTTTCCTTCCTAAACTCGACCGTATCCAAATGAATTTTCCTAAACGCTTGGTTATCCGTATATGCTCTTGGGTTGGTCAGTGAAATTATTCCGTAAAGGTCTGCTATGTTATTACTGGCTGGCGTTCCAGACATGCACAATAGCCCTGCTCCACCGTTTTCCGCGTCGTTATACTTAACAAAAGTCTTTACTTTCTTATACAACTTACTTGTTGAGTTCGAGATTCCTAATAGATGACACTCATCAATAACCATTGCCCGATAGTGTTTAACTAGCCTATCCGCAACACCAAGATACCGAGCCGCGGATAATAACAGGATGTCTGGAAATCCGCTAGCGTTCCACCCATCAAACAGGTCTTCCAAGCTATTGCATTTTCTAATCGCAGAGACCGCTCCGATAGAGCAACCGTAAAGCTCTGCTATCCTAGACATTGACATTTCGCCCGGAGCAAGCGCCCTTATAGCCTGCACTTCCTTTGGCAAAAAAGGAACGTCCTCTAGCCTCTTCATCTTTATGCAGGTCTGGTACAAAGACTCCGGTATCTTTTGCTCCCTCAAAGTAACCTCTTTGCTAATCTTTGTGTGGTAATCCCTTAACACAAGTTGTGCTTTCTTCTTACCGATCTTTATAGGCAAAGGAGAAGCCGTTAGGGTGTGAATATTAAACCGATCGGCTACCCCCGGAAAGAATACCTCAAACGCATCCCTTAGTTGTGCCAACAACACCGGAGGCATGATGGCTATGCACTTATTTCCGAAGGCTGCGTTTGCCAACATAAATCCCATAGCCGGGAGGGTTTTGCCACAGTTCCCAGTTACAAAAATATACCCGTTCCTTCTAAGTACTAAATAGCCTTTAGGCACTGTAAAACAATAAACGTCAGCCTCTCCTTCTATCTTAGTTATATTTTCTTTCCTTGGCATTACATAAGGAGATTGGGTCCCTCTTGATTTAACATCATAAGTTGCATTACCCTTATCTGGTCTGTCACTCTTTGACAAACTCGACGCTATTCCTTGAGTAGCAATAACAAACTGTATGAAGTCGGAGCTTTCCTTTGAGGTTGAGCAAAAACTACTACCTCTTCCATTTACTGCCTTAGATCCATCCCAATGAGGAAACTCCTCAAATACCACAGTCCTTTGTTTACTGCTTATACCCCAGTAGTCAGACCCAAATTTCTTTTCTCTTCTAGGAGCAGAAAAAGACACTCTGAAAAATCCCTCCGGTAAGCAGGGTCTACAAGTGTAAGGTATTTCTGCCTTATCTAAAAGTTCCTTTATTCTCGTCAGTTTCCGTTCCTTTTTAAGTCGCAATATCACAGTGTTGCAGTTGTTAGGGAAATATCCATCAGCTATTACGGCTACCATAATCCTTAGTTGGTCGTCTGTTAGAAACTCTTTTCCTTCCATTGGTAAATTAAATACAGTTGGTATTCTACGATCTATCTTATATCCATCGTCCAACAATGATTCAGCTAACATTGTTTTCCAATATGTCCTATCTCCTAATCCTCTTCTATCGTCTCTAGCTTTATTAGCTAAGTTTACTTTTACTAATACCTTATGATCCGGACTAAGAAGTTGATCTGTACCCCTCGACCCTTTTATAGATACCAAATAAGGTGCCCTTTCCTTTACATATCTAAAAGGTCTACAAAAAGAGGCGGTGTCCGTTTCTATATCATACTGGCAAACCAAAACTCCCTCTTCATATTGGTCTATTCTCTTCCAACCAGTTGGAGATAAATATTCGGTATCTCCAGATACACAGCCGCACTCGTCTAACAGCCCGAACTTCCCCTTCAGCAAAGCCCCGTTTAATGCTGTGATCTGATGAGGCATAATATGAAAGGGCTCGCCGAACATCATGTCCGGCATCTTGATGCCCTTGAGAATGGCGGGCACATCCGGTATGCCCGCCGCCTGTAGATAGCCCTCCAGCGTCCATGCTGGAGAAATATCTTCCGCAAGGTTACTATTGACCATAGAAATAAGACGGCTCCACTCCCTTTGCCTTTAGCTTTTCCATGTCCAGCATACAAACTGAACGAGGAGTCCTACCGTCAGGATGCTGTCCCTGATAAGAGATAAAATAATCCTCGTTCTCCAGGTCCCTGTAGACTTGCTCTGCCTTGATATAGATCGGCGGTTCTGAGAGATCCCTCATCCATCGCTTATACAAGAAGATGACCATATGTATGTCGATGTGTAATCTCCCATCTATGGTCGCATAGTGTACGTTTTGCTGTAAGCCGTTATCTCTCCAATGACCTCCAGAATAGTAGGCTTGAGCCATCTCTCCAAGGGTAGTTATAAAGATGTCCATCTCTGTACGACTCTTGGTCATAATAATCTCCTCCTTGTGCTGATCAAGCTCTGAATCCAATGCCGCTTTAAGCTCCTCGAACTTCTCTCTTAACTCCTCCAACCCAAGGTGGTCTACCAGCTGGTTCTTTAAAAACTCCAGACCGACATACAGGCAGGCATAAGCAAACTTGGGCCTGTCTGGCAAACCATACGGGATCTTCTCTAAGTACTCCTCGATCTTTTCCTTGGTCCAGCTTGTAGGCGTTCTCAAGGCCCTCAAGGTTAGAAACTTGGCGGCCTTTAAGATCAGGTCCTGCCCTTCGGTCGCCACCTTGTAATGCTTATCCCTGCCGGCCTTTCCTCTTACTGCCATACAGACCGAAACAGTTCTCTCTTGTAGAGCCGGAACTTCAGGTATCTGCTCCGAGCAATAAATCAAAGGAGAAGTGGTCTTCAAAGAAGCCACGTCCGCCCCTATCTGTCCTTGTTGCTTCCCGCTGCTTAGCATTCCTCTAGGAACTGACATCCCGTTCCATGCCGACTTTAAGATCTCCGTAACAAAAGAGAACATAGAGTGGACTGAGAACTTACTCTTGTTGAACTCTTCAAATATCCTAGGGATAGTCGTAGTTGTCGCAGCCACCTTTACAATGGGAAACTTTGTGGATAGCGTGACCACTACCGGGTCCATATTCTCTCCCCCATACCTTACTCCGTTCAGCAAGCAGAACAATAAGCTCGTTGCTGTCTTCCCAGACCCCCTGACTCCCCACATATTTAGCAGGGGGAACTGAATATAATCTGCCATGATGTGTGCCTTAAGATGGCAAGCTCCGTGCCAGGCCAGAAGATGTGCTACTGTCTTAGGGTTGTTGACTTCCATGAGACTAAATAATACGTCGCTTATCTCTGGTTTTTCGTTCTCAACAATGTCTTCTACATGCTTTAGACAGGGCGATCCCTCTACTTTACCAAGCGTTTGGTGGGTATCTTGCATCTGGTATTGGCTGATAGACCACCCCGGTTCCACGTAAGTCATAACCCTGTGCTTCTGTCTCACCGTATTTATCACGATCCCGACAACATTTGAGTACATTATCTGGTCGAGATTATCGGACGATGCAAACACAAACTGCTTCATCCTCTGCACATCAGTATCTGTTCCTACAAACGTTGCGTTGCTGATCCCCTCGAAGGTTTTGATCAGCTCACTCCTTGATCTAAATGCAGTTTCAGGAACTATCCTGTCACCTATATCAAGTCCTTCAACTCTCACGCTCATCTTCGTCCCCATTCTACTAGTTGTACTTGTGTTAGCATCCTCTTCAAAGTAGCACTCTACCGGGGTAAAGGTAAAATTACTTATAGCTCTCGTCGGCAACCCTTCCTCGTCAGTTGCCATGTATCCTGTGTCTTGAAGCAGGATAGCAGTCCTTAGTGTTGCATCGGGTTCGACTCCATTTACCTTGCTAACTGCCTGCAAGGGGCATCCCTGGCAAGGCGCGCCCCCGACTATCTTCCTCATCGCTGCACAGGAGAACTCATACTTCTGAGTAGACCTCATATATGAGGTTTGCATCAGTAGGTGTTCTCTCTTCTTCTGTACAGTAGGGTAGCTGCCGCTATCTATCGACTTCGCTGCCCGATCTATCAAAGTATTGGCAACCGCTGGTTGGCATCCTGCCCGGCTTATGAAAATCCCCAGATTCATAGCTATCTGGTTAAAGTTAGATTGCTGCTCCTTTACCTTTCCATCGCAAACCATCTCTATGCAAGCTGGTGGCGTCTCAGTAAACGGCTGTAGATCCTTTTGCTCTACTGTATTAGTCTGTACCTCTGTTTTAGCTTTGATAGCTTTCTGCGCTTCTTTAAAGCGCAAAGACAAGGATACAGCCTGACTCCCTTTATAGGTCCACTTAGGAATCTCCCTTGGACTTGATACCAACTGCTTGTAGTCAGCAGGAGCCATGGAGTACAACTCTTCAAGAGTTATACGCACCCTGTAATTTCCGTCTGGACGTAGAGCATTCTCAGGTCTAAATAACCTTCCTTTGCCTCCTGAGTAGACCTGGAAATCCATGCCTATGACAAACAAGCCTTTGGCCAGCTCTCTATAAATATAGGGTAACCCTTTTAAACCTCGGTTAGGTCTATCTCTGATAGCTTTTTCATTTACTATAACGTGGAATCCTTTTCCTCCAGAGGCAAAGACTTCTATAGCTTCCTTTGGTACATCAAAATCTCTTAGCTTCCTTACCAATTCTCTTGTGCTATCTATAGACGTGGACAAGTCCGCATTATCTATGTCAGCATACCACGGCCCAAAGTACTCTATTGTTTCGTCGTTCTCGTCTCCAGCAACCTCCTTGTTTAGTCCAAGAATCGAATATCTTGTCCCTCCGGCTTTTTCTAATCTACTGAAAAAGTCAGGACCGTCCTCTATTGGCTTCCATTGCCCTTTTTCTCCTACCTGGTAGTAGCGTAACATTTAACTCTCCATTTATAATTTGAGGTAAGGAAGCGCTAATTTGTTAAGCTATTTTCTTTTCAGTTAACTTCACAATAAACACCCGGGTATCGTTTTCCTTCCCATCCAAGGTCACCCTTGAGACCTTAAAGTCCTGATTCTTTACCAATCCCTTGTGCTCAAGCACTGTAATTACGTTGGACAGCCTCTTAACCTTAGAGGATGCCATAGTAATAATCCCTTTCACATCTAGTCGGTTATACTCCCTTGAAATACTAGCCCAATCCAGTCTTTGTTTTTCAGCGGTAGCTCGTACCGCTTGGAACAAGGCAGGATGTCTAGGGTCGCATGTATTTACAGACACGACCGCCGGCTGCTCGCTTGTATCGAACATTTTTATAATCCTCTGTATTAAACGGAAAATGGGTAGGCAACCTTGCCGTGATGGTGGTAATTCATCAGGCAGAAGTTGTCTGGTGTCGCCTTCTCGAAATGTTCAAGCGTTCTAAGGTACTGCCCGATGTGTAGGCGGGGCGGCACCTTTGGCTCCCTGCTCAGTTGCTCATCTACGAAAGGAAGTTGATTCTTGTAGATATGCACATTACCTAATGTCATCAGCAAACGACGAGGCTTGCGGTTACTTATCTGTCCTAGGATGGACAAGAGTGTGGCATAACTGCCGATATTGTATGGTATTCCCAACGGGAGATCCGCCGAACGCTGGTACATAGCCATGTCCAGGAACTCTCCCTTGCCCCCTCCTACGTGGACCTGGACAAAAGCATGGCACGGTGCCAAGGCCATGGCTTCAAACTCACCAGGATTCCAAGCCGACATAATAGCACGTCTTTCGTCCTTTCCAGAAACTACCTTATTAACAAGGTCTTGCAGTTGATCTACCTCCTTCACTTGGGTCCCTTTTTTGTTAAAGAGTAGGCTGTTCCATCTCCTCCACTGTACCCCATAGATCCGGCCTAGGTCATCATCTCCCCTGCGATAGTGAGAGGCCAGCCAGTTAGGCTCCTTGTTAGCATTGTCGTTCCATATGTTTGTGCCGAGGTCTCTGAAGGTCTTGGCACTATCGGCCCCACGAATAAATCCCAACAGCTCAGCCACAACGGATGTAAAGTTAACTTCCTTCGTAGTTAAAATAGGGAAGCTCTCTGCAACGTTATTAAACTCTAAGGTCCTGCCAAACAAGCAGAGGGTCTCACCATTGCGCTCCATCCTTGGCTCCCCCTTCTCCTTTACCTCTCTTAACAAGTCTAAATAGTTTCTCATGATTTAGTTCACTAACATAAGGAAAAAGACTACCCAGGATAACAGCAATAATGAGATGTTAAAGGCTCTGCTACTCTCATAATTTTCAGTTAATACAGCCCAGGTCCAACCAAAGAGGACCGCTATATCGTATAGCAGCTTAAACAACATTTCCATCTTACTATCAGCCCTTACTACATAAACAATTTAAGGGCCTCGCTTTCTAATTAGTTTTTGTTCTAGTCTCTTTAAACCGGCCCACTGCCATAACAAGCCACTCCGGCACCTCAATCTCAACCCCTTCATTCAAAGTCTCGATACTCTGCAAAGCCTCTGCGTATTTTGTTACTGAAGCCACTTTAATCGCCGATAAAAACCTTATCAACTCAGTAGGCGATACCCCAGTTCCAGACTTCTTTAACGGTCTTCTCTGTACCTCTCCTAATGTGGGTATGTATTTCTTTCTTGTAAAGATGTCTATGATTTGGCACTCCTTACGCATTATTAAATGCCTCCTCAATAACGTAATCCATAGAAATGGCTTGTCCTGTTGTAGTACGACCCCATACTGGGCCAAGCCCGCAGACGCTCCACACCACTCTCTCACCCAAGCTCTCCAATTTCTGAGCCAGGTAGTCACTAACTACCCACGCCTCAAAAACCTCCCTCTCATAAGGATCTATCCCTTCTTCTTCACAAAGACCTTGCCAATCAACGGCTTCGCTAGTCATAGCGCCAGACACGTTAATGAAACCGATCCCTTCGTCCGTCTCCAACTCCCACCCATCGTCTGTGGCTGCCTCTTCGTAATCCATAACTGGGATAAAGCACTCGACCGCTTCATCCAAGTCCTCGCAATCCAGACTAGCCACCTTGGACAATATATAGGTCACGTTTAGAATTACTTCCCGCCGTACAAAATCAGAGATAGCCTTTTGATCTATAATATTCATCTTCTATTTCTCCATCAAAAAACGGTCAAAGCTCTTTGTTACTGTCTCTCTAAGGTCTTCCAAGGAACCTATATTGAGAAGGCTGACAGATCTCTCATATCCACAATCACACCACGACCTTGAATCATTCTTAAAGGAGCATCCATACCTAATAACTTTCCATAGCTGTACCTTAGCCACTTTAGGTAGTGCACTTATGAATACCTCGATTTCGTGCTGAAATCCGCAATCAGACACGACTACAACCCCTTTACCAGACTCCTTCACCTTGGCGGCCACCTCATAAGCAAAGAAGTTGATCCCCAGAACCTTCTTTACTACTTCTTCACTTACCCCTATCATCAGTTCCCTGATAAAGGGCGTTTCTCTTTTTATTTGGTCTAGGTTCTCTTCATCAATGTCCAACAACCCACATACAGCCCTTCTCAAGGGGGCCGCAAACTTAACATGCAAGAAATCGTGTCCTTCCTCTTTCAAAATCTCGACCACGGTGTCTTTGCCGCACCCAGGCGGCCCATTCAACAGTAATATTTTCATTGTTTACTTACCAAGGAGCGCACTTGCCAGTTCCTTTACATAGAGGACTATGCCTTCCTTGTAATCAGACTCTATCTGACCGATCCAGTCAGACTCGTCAAACTTCAATCCCCCTGTTTCAATATCTCTGGCCCTCACTCCAACTAATACATACCCCCAATTACCAGCATAAAGCCCCCTTACCCTCTCGCAGTTAGCTTCTACCGCCCTTGCGGCCTTCTCCCCAACTGTTCCATTACCGCTGGCCTGGTAATCCCATCCCTCCTTCTTTGCCTTCTCCATAGTCCTCTGAACGTCGTAGAAAACCTTCATTCCCCTGTCCTCTGCAACTATCCTTTCACCTGGACCCTTCTCCCTGCGCTCCCATCCGCTAACGATCCCCCAACCGTCCTCCTTATTCCAAGGTAAGTACTCTTCATCATCTTCTTCTATCATTACAGTAAAGAGGAGTCCGTCCTCCTCCCATTGGTAGCCGTCATAAACATGTTCGATTTCAGTATTCATTTTATTCCTCCTCACAAATGAATTCGTCTTTTTTAAATTTATGCCAACCAAACCCTAGTAATAGGTTTGCGTTCTCTGGATGCCTCAACTCGATGTCATCAAACTGTACAAACACCGCCCCCTTTTCCTCTGTATACGAGAGAAGTGCTTTCTTGCCTAGCAATCCTGCCACTTCACCGCAGTACTTTCCATGTCCATGCTTTATAATTCCCATAGGACTTGGCGTTCCGATAACGTCGTTATAATTAAGGATATACATTACTGGTCCTCACCTATCTTCCCACCTATCGGCGGCGGCTCCTTCTTTCCTTGCCTCGATAACCTTAAGGTAATCCTGCTCTACCTTATTTAGCCAGAGACTAAACTGGCTAAGAGATACATCCTTACCGTCCTCTCTTGTTATCTCCTCTACTTGCCACCACGCGCTCTGCCCACTCCCATAGTCAGCGGGCTCTCCGTAAATACGGACACGCAAAAGAACTTCTTCCTCAGTCTTCGTATCGAAAACTGAGGTCTCAAAATAATCAGACAGCATAATTTGATCCCCAACATATAGAATATATCCGTTGACCTTCCCTGTCAACGAATACAGTGATGAAAAATTCCTATCGTCGTGGTTGAAGCGATAGGAAAACAAAGGTGTTGACAGCGGGGTGGGTCTGGTTTAAACTCCACCTTAATCTCTGTTGTTCTCGTGTCTTCTCCTTCCTCGCCGTCCGTCTTTAGCCGTCCCCCTTAAAAGGGACGGCTTTTCTTTTTCCCTTTATTTTCCGTCATCCAGATCCTGGTAAGTTAACCGTGTGTCTCCGTTTAGGAGGTCAACGACCTCCTTTATATATGCCAGACCCCTGTTGGCAAAGGTAGCGCTGTTGAACTTTGCGATTTCCACCTTACCCTTGAACAAAGGATAAACGTAAGAGTACTCTCCAATATAAGCAAAGTAAGGTCCGTTGCCTATAATAGTGTCGCCTGGATTTACCTTCTTCATCTCTTTACGCTCCGTAAACATGGTCGTCGTCCCCAACATAAAGATCGTACGTTCCGTACTTCTTTGACCTAGCTGACAGGTCTGCACTGTAGTCCTTACCGTTTATATCCCACTCACTATCCCAAAAGCCAGCCCCATGTCCGTTGCGGTTAAGCCAGAATTTATGGGCGACCTTCCCTAGCTCTGCCCTTGGCAGTTGTCCCAATGCTTGGGTAACCTCATCTTCAGGGTGAGAAAATAGAAAGCTATAGCAATCAAGCAGCATTTCTATTTGTGTTGCAGAAGCTATATCATCTGGATAGTAGTGCCTATCCAATGGGGTATACCCATCGTCTTCATCTTCGGCTGTAGAAGACCACAAAGCGGTCTTCACATAAGAATTATAAAAGACAATAAGATCTCTCTTATGCTCAATACTGATAGTCATCTTCTCAATCTCCGCGTTGATGGTCATTTTCTTATGCTTCAAACTTACTCGGCTTAGGAAATTTATTTTGTATCCAGGTTTGGAAAGCCTTATCTAAAACTACCGTAGAGTCTGTAGATAAGAACTTCTTGCCTTGTGGGTTTCCACTCCAATTCCCCCTCATTTTTACATCATAAGCATTGGTCCTTGGAGTGCAGAACCAGTTGCCATATAGAGTCCTTATAAGATACTGCCCTTCTTCTAAGGCAACCCTCTCCAAAACTTCCTTTAGGTTTTTAGTTTCCATCTCGAATGGAATATGGAGCCCGTAGTCAAGCGGATCTAGATACCCATCTTTCTCAAGCAAAGCAAGCGTAGCCACCTTTGCCCTGTAGTAAAGACCTCTCTTTTCATTAGTCCTTTTTATGCTACTCTTCAACGTATCATAGTATAGAACTGGTATCTCATTCATTGACTCAAGGAGGAAGAAGTCATCGTTCATAAGGGTGAATTTATCTGGCAAGAGACCGGATTCTACCGCCACCTTTAGCTTGTGAGTAGTGTTCTTTATCTTTGTCTTTGGATTAAAGTCCTTAACAGAAATATGGGTCACATTTTTAACCCAGGCTGGCTTCTCTCCAACAATAAACACCTTCTCCAAAGGTAGGTTGGCTTGGGCACTTCTGAGAGAAAATCTGAGCTCATTGTTCTGCCAAGTACTGCCTATCCCTAGTACATATAGAAGATCCAAAATTATCGCTCCTATTTTTCTATCTGATAATCTTTTATAATGCAGGCCACTATCCTAGCCACCCCTCCGGCCGTAGTTTCCCCAAGCTCAGTCATCCAAGTACTGGGACGCCTGGTAGAAGGCGTCAAGCAGAGTGCTTCTATCAATGACTTGCCCATCCTTTCTGCTATGTCCGTATCCATGAATGACCTTTGAAGATTGCTCATCTCTTGTTTCTTAATCATGTCTTAACCTTTAAAATATATTTGCCAATCCTGCACGGATCTTCTTCTTTTCCTATCTGGTCGTGGGCAAAGCACGGTGTATCCTTGTACCAATCTCGATCATGCACAGCACAGGAGTACTCACCAGGCTTATCTCCAACAAGGTGAGGACACCTGGTTCCGCATTCCTTGGCTACTACGTTGCCCTCAACAACACCTAAATCAGGATTTACCACTATTGCTACAAGGTAGTTTATGCAGCAGTGACCACAATGTAAGCACCGCATAGGAGTTACCTCGTTAGGTCTACAAACACAACTCCGCCGTGCACGTTAAAGTCTGCCCCGTTAGCCAGATAGTTTAAGGCATTCCTGTTGGCTGCCCTACCAATGACTAAGGAGGGAGAAGACCTGTGTTCGACAAGAGATGGGTAGGGATACCACGTGTCTATCTTCTTGCTCTCGTAGAACCTGCTTAATCGCAAGTCATAGTTTGGCAAGCTCAGCTTATCTCCAAAGGCAACAAGCTCTGGTATACCCTTTGTCGGTATAACTACAGCGGGACCCCAATTAAGGCCCGGCATCTGAATCCATGAGGTATCTCCCTTAACAGCATTAAGGACCATCTTCTTGAATGCCCCAACGCGACCCGTATAGAGCGCCATAGGGCTTGTAGCGGGCACTACGTCGAGGGCCTTATCTAGGATAGCTATAAGGTTCTCACAAGGTAGGGTGTCGTCCTGTATGACCAGATGATGGCTACACCTGGGGTTATAGGCAAGCAGGGATCTGCGACCCGTCTCCCACCGATCGTTAAAACGGTCCAGCACTACCTCTGCCGGACTGTTGAGCATCTTCAGCAGGTCCGGGATCATACCAGCCCTTGCCGGGTGAGCCATGATAGCGGCGGAAATTCTACCTTCGAAAAGTTTGGGAGCTGTAGCGGTCCTTACTGTACCGGTCATTGCTGTAGCAGCTTTTACTGGGGCCACTCTCTTTGGCCTGTTAACTGGCTCATACCCAATCACAGGAGTCTTAGCAAATATACCAAAAGGCTTGTAGTCCAAAGCCTTCATGTAGTCGTCCAACTCCTGCTTTGCTTCAGGAGTCTGCGCTTCAGCATAGATATAAGGAGAGCATCTCTTTATAAGTTGCTCAGCCCCCCTCAATACCCCAATCTCTCCCCCTTCCACATCAATCTTTATAAGAGTAACATCCTCAGAAGGAAGAACAATATCGTCCAGCCTTACCATCTTGACCGGCCCGTGATCATCCTTAATACACCTGACCATCCCTGAGTTGTTAGTAGGGCCGGACGTTACCATCACCTTTGTTGTTTCATCCCCAACTGCCGCCCTATGCACCATTACCTTTTGCTCTAACTTATTAAGAGCAATATTTTCCTCTAGCACGTCAGCGATTGGTCGGTTAGGCTCAAAGGATATGGTCTTTAGTCGGCAGATCTTAGCAAAGAACAGAGTGTGGGTGCCTATGTTAGCACCCACATCTATAGCAGTGCCAGTCCTTACCCTTTTAAAAATATCCTGCAATAGGTCCAACTCGTACCATTGCTTAGACCTGTATATAACACGTTGTATGTGGTCTTCCACGTTGGGCAGATTTATAAGGGCCTGCCTCCCATAAGCCATCAAGCGAACTTGCACTGTTATTGCCTCTAATAAGTTAACAGCCTATCTTTAAATCTACTATACGGGTTAAATACGCAACCTCCCTCATCAAGGGTAAAAAATCCCCCGACATATTTACCCTTGTACTTGGTAGCTGCTGGTACACTAAAATAAGTGTCGGCATGTCCCGTGGCGTAGCACGTCAATCTTACCTCTGTTCCAGCTACTGGGCAATTTACAACCTTGGCAAAAGGCCCTATGCAGTCCGCCCACCCACCTGGACCGTACCCAACAGCCCCGTTATTAAAATTCGTTGGCTTAGAACTAGCTCTGAATCTCTGAATGCCCATTTTTATCTCCCCTCTTTTATGTTACACCGGATCACGCTGGGAAGCCCTCTCCTCCATAAGAGGGCAGCCCAATACAATCAGCTGTCAAAGTAAATTCTTACCATCGCTGTCAAAATTGAGGCCAGTATGAAGGCCTCAATAATTAGGTATATGTTAATTATTTCGCTCATTTTATTTCCTCCGTTGTAAGTACAGGAGGCCCCTCTTCTCTAAGAGAGCCCCCTCTTATCTACTAACACTCAACCCAAGAGAGTCCTTTTGGGCCCATCTCCAACGCAAAATCAGGATAGAAATCTGTAGGCTTGTCTAGCTTTCCCTTCCACATGAGAGCGTCAGGACCTCCTCCTATTGCTTCTATAGTGTCCAGAGCTTGCTTCTTACCTTTTAGGTAATAGATAAAGCCTCCGACCTGTAATGTGAATATCATGTTTTCTCTCCTATATTAGATTATGTTGTTAATTCTTGGACCAGGAATAGCCGCCCCGCTTACTAATCTTCAATGTGAAATCAGGGGTTAGTTCGTTGTCCAAATTACGCTTAATCCCCTTCCACATCTCAGCAGTCGGTGGCTCACCTCCCGCTCCATAATGCTGAGCTATGTATTGCTTATCCTTGACTATCTTGATAGCTTCATCCTTGCTATCAACTCGGCACACGTCAGTAGCCCCCACTATTGTGTACCCCTTTATCTTCATTCTTAGTGTGTAAGACATCTCAAACCTCAGTTAGGTTTAACTCCATGTTTATAATCGCAGCTCTTATCCGGTCCCGAGTATATTCAGCACCGTCAAGAGTCCTCTCTAATCCTGCATCCTTAAGAGCTTTAAACATACTCTCTACAGCCGTTTCCAAACTCTCGCTGTATTTCAAGCAGCTCAGAGCAAGCCTGTACAGAGGCTCGTCGTTGTTAATCCAAAGAGACACATTCCAGTGATCCCAGCTTCTATGGCCGTTATAACTTGTCATTTTATATTGACTCTTTTCAGCACCTGTAAATTTCCACCCTAAATTTTGTTTCCAAAATTTAGGGGGGCTCGATTTTCTAAACTCATATGTCGTATGTTTATCAACTCTCCTCCTCATAATCATACCGCCATTCCTTTGGCACATCGTAGCAAAGGATTCCATTCTCGTTTGGGGAAACCAGGTTACCAGCTCCCGGAATACAGGGGGAGCACTGAGAGTAAAGCCCAGTGTGTGGTGACTTAAGCACCCAGATATTAAGAGCGCCACCAAGCTCTGCAAGCATCATGCTAACCCCATCAATCTCACCATATCGGGCGTTAACTCCAAACTCAGGGCCTTCATCTTCAAAGGAATCGTACTTGCCTGTGGAATATAGAAGATTACATGCTTCATCAATATCTTCTTCAATGTCAGATATAATCTCCCCCTTCCAATCATCAAGGGAATAGCCGTCTTCCGGTGTATAGTCCCAAGAGGCCAACTGCTCTTCATCGGCCTCTTCCACCATCTCTATTGCCTTCGCCTTTCTTTCCTCTTCCAACTCTTGGTAGTACTCATCATCACCAGGGCATTCCCATTCATAAATCTCGTCATTAAACCAATCCTGAAGGCTATTCAGGCTTATAACCCCATAAGGGGTTCCGGTCTCTACATTATAATTAGGCATGTTGTTCTCTTTTGTTGCAAGCATTAATGAATTTAACTTTATCGAATCTGTAATTATCTGTCACTAGTGCATCCATCAGATAATTTACATCGGCATCCCATTGCTGGAATGCCTTTAGGTTTTCGTCAGGGGCAAGAGACAGGGCCCTACTCAGCCTTTTGTTCATTGCCGCCGCTAAAAGAATATAGTCTTTTCTAGTCATAGTTAATCCTTCGTTGTTGCCAAGATCGCCAAATCCCATAGCCAATGGTTCTCATCATTAAGCCACTCATCTCTCCCTAATTCCCAAGCAAGAATCTCTGCTAACTCCGTAGCACTTATCTCTGGATTCTCTATAAGGATCAGGGTTGTCAATTTAAGCGCCCTTCGATGGTAGTGCAGACAAGTCAAGGTATCCATTTTTAAATCCCCTTAGTTAACTGTCTTTGCTAGCTTCCAAACCCAATGCCGTCTGTTAGTCAACCACTCTTCGCGGTTAAATTCTTGGATTACACACCATACAAGCTCTTCCTCACTAGCATCAGGATTGTCTTCAAGGCGATCCTGCATAACCTCCAGGACATCTTCTCTCGTCACCGGATCAAAGGTTCTCATTTCTTTATCTCTACTTGCGTCAGAATTTCTAGATCAGAGTCGTAGGCCCCGACGCCATAAGCCCCAACACCATAAGCGTCGCCCTCCCACTCCGTATAAGCAACGGGTCTTATCCACCACTTAATTTCACTCCCTTCAGGGAGATTATCCGCCGACACAGCGAACACATGCTCCCCCTTTGTAGCAATCCTTTTTGCGCTCCAATGTGGGGATGTCAATATATCCTCTTTGATTCTCGCAATTGCCAATGTAGCCATCTTATTCCTCTCTTATGATTGCGAACCTGGAAACACCGACCTTTTTCAAAACAAACCGATGGCCGGGGTAGTTACAATCAACCCGCTCTATCCCTCTAACCTCACCTATTTCCATACCGTCTACGAGATCTCTCCTAAGCTCGTTTCCAGTATGGCGAGCTATCAAATAGTTCTTAACGGTGTCTACAAGCTTATACGTTTTCATCTTATTTACCTCTTGAAGATCCCCAGATTTCTACTCTGGACAAACTGTGTAAAATCCCGGTGCCGGATTATCTCATCAACAACCACACGAACACCGGGATTCCTCTTTGTATCAAGATCATCAAACACCACTACTGCCTTGCTGGCAAGGCGTGGCTTCCAGGCTTCATAGTCAGCCCGTACAGACTCTTCGGAGTGGTCCCCATCTACGAACAGCAGCCCTACTTCAGGACCCTCCCAAGAGGCTGCTACGTTGACTGCGAATTCCTTTATCACGTTGATCCTGTCCTTATAGCCCAGCACCAGCCAGTTGTTGAAGAAAGCGTTAAAGGTGTCCAACTCGGTATACCCATGCTTTCCATTGATGTTCCCTATCATATCCCACGGGTCGATAGCCCACACCTTAGCGCCCTTCTCCCCTGCCCCATGAGCCAGGTAGAAAGTGCTCTTGCCCTTGAAAACTCCAATGTTTACAATGGCCTGCAAAGGATTAACGTCTGACGCTAAATTTGTCAGGGTCAGCCCGGTCTCTTCAGAGATCAGACCTGGTAAATTCTTTATTATCTCTATCTTATCCATTGCTTTTTCCTCTTGTCATTTCTCGTCTATGAGCCCAATGATGGATGGCGTAGCTATCAGGGAACTCCTCACCTTCTCTATGTAGCTCGTTCCACAGATAGGGCAAGAAATATTCCTTTGGATAGCAGTGGATGCCATGCTTAATGGCAAGGGGAGTAAAAAACTGGGGACCTGTCTTTAAGGTGTTGCCATCCTTTGGCAAGCGCCTTTTTATATTCTCTGGGATTCCTTTGATTAGGTCCATCATCAGAGGGTGCCCAGCGGCACAACCCAAGGGGGAGTTATTCAGCCAAACTCCAGGCACTTCCCAGACTCCCCACAACTCTTGCCCCTCACACAGACTATCTATCGGTTTCTGAGGCTCATAGTCATAGTCCATCCACACCCCTCCATACCTTAGCAGCAACTCGTAACGTAACAAATCACTACGCAGTTGCCAAGGGGCTTGTGGGGTAATTTCCTCAGCCTTTTCAAAGAGTTCCCAGTTATAGAGATGCTTGGGAAGATCCCTGTCAGTCCAGATAGCAATCTCCCAACTGGGGAGCAACGCTCTCCACCCCTCTCTATAACCCTCAAATTCCTGGGGCAGTTCAGAACCGCCCCAGTAAAAGTGCATGATCTTTGGAATGCCCATACCCCCTCCTTTAAATCAAGGATTTTAGAAAAAGTAGCTCATTCTCCACTGCCTTAACCAGGGCTTCCTTACTCCCACCTCCCCTCTCACACAATTCCTTTGCCTCCTTAACCGCCCCCCAGGGCGTTCCGTGACAGTTGGCCTTGTGTACCTTGTCCTTAACAGGACATCCGCTACACGGTCGCCCTATAGGCGCGCTAGCCGCATAAACCTGGCATAGAGAGCAATGAACACCAGTAATATGGAAATCCTTTCCCTGAATAGCTGCCACATAATTGGCAACCCAGTGCTCGATACATTCCATAATCAACTTATCATCCAAAGCCCTCTTCTCATTCAAGGAGAGCTTGTGCACATTAAGTTCGTCTGGTTTATTCATTTAACTCACCCTAAGTTCACAAAAAGATCTGTTAACCCTCTGGCCAGCAAAGAGCCTGTCCTTTATTCTCTTTATATTAGAGGACTCTTTACGGGAATTGTTAGCCCTCTGACGGGCTACTCTCAATTGCCTCTCCAATTCAAACTGCCGCATCTTATTCATCTGGATCTACCTCTACTGTTTCAGCCTCTATGTCGATTAGAATCTCCAGCTCTTCTTCGTATACCCCAATCCCAGACTCAGCCTCAGAATCACGCTCCCACTCAACTTTACCTGAGCAAAAATGTGGATATACAAACCACTTAATGCTGGAAATGCTTAGGTCTTTATATTTCGGATTTAAAGTGGCGATAACAACCTCACCTTCTTTAATTGATCGGCCACCCGCCCAGGGCGGTGATGTCATCACCTCCGTCTTCATCTTACCAATGCAAACAAACGTTTCAATCTTCATCTAAGTACTCTTTAGTTATCCCAACTTTCCCAATCAGTCCAACTTTCGTAGTCAGAGTAGCAGCCTATCTCAGCTACTTCTACTGCTGTCTCGTATGAGTTATAAAGCCCTGAGCTGATGCCTCCAATGGCGTTCTCAACAAAGACCGCAAACACTGGCATTAGGTCGTTCCAGCGACTCTCTCTAGGATCATACCATTCCAGCGCCCCTAGCATGTATGCCTCTCTCCTACCCACCGTCAGGACGGCAACAAACTCATCTGTCCCGTCCTCCATGCTCGATATAATCTCTCCACACCCTTCGCTGACCAAATCGCTCAAATACAGGGCGAATGGGTCTCCTTCTCCCTTACCCGGCCTAGCCGCCTGCTCTATATATTCTCTTGCCTGCCGACTCGTTAGCCTACTCATTACTTTCGCCTCTACTATTCTCGCCTGTTAATTTAGCTTTTAATTCCTTTATTTTCCTTGTCAGACCTTCTCCGTCGTCTGACTGAATATATCCGCAAGTCTCCTCACCTAAAACCTCGCCGTTCTTCCCTAGTAGTTGTACACAAAGAGTTATGTACCACCATTGCCCTACAAAGTAAGGGCCGCGGTCGAACCCCTTCTTAACTTCTGGGGTTATTATTATTCTGAAAGTCAACTCATTGGTTAAGTCTCTGATTATCCTAAATCCCAGGTCACTACACCTGGTATAAGGATAGCCTGCAACAGTAAAAGTATTTTGTGCAAATCTCTTACTGTAATTCCAAGCCCCACCCGAATGCTTACGGTAAGTTTTTTGCTGCATACTGGTGTCAATCCGCACCTTCCAGCCACTCCCAGACCAGCCCCAAACAATCGTACAACCCATACTTATTGGGCTGCTTGGTCTTAACTGGCTGAATACTATCTTGATCGTATACAGCAATCTCAGGGTTGCCCTGCACGTGGTCCCCACAATAAAACTGGAACTCTTCCTTTGTTGGCAAACGATACTTCTCTCCTGTCTTGCCATTCAACCACTTAATGTATTCCTTAGCGTCCAACCAAGAAACATTAACAACTGGATAATCCCGCCAGTTGTCAGGACGGAGGGCCATAGGAAACTTAGGAAGCTCTCTCCCAACCTCTAAAGCAAAGATCTCCCATTGACCATAAGTAACAGGGGTCTCTGAGACTGCATAAGCTCTTCCAGGAATGTCAACCATCTTTAGCCCTGTAAGATCGGGCTCTTTAACGCTGCTTGCCACGAGCCTCACCCCTATTACGTCACTACAACAATCGACAAGAACACTTATTACCATGGAGCTCTTAACTGCCGATTCTGGTCCAAAACTCCACGAGCCTCCTGCTATTGGCTTAATTTCACGCTTCATTTCGCTATTACCATTTATTTATGTTTACCTTGGGCATGTGCCACAACACAGCCCCTCCCTGGGCGTTTCTCTCCATCGCATCTCCACGACTCCCCTCAGCAAGAAAGATCGGCGTAGATTCTACTCCTACCTCTGACAAGAGTTCTACCCTCATCAGCCCCACAGCCTCCTTCATCAGTCTCTCGGTCGAGGCCCGAATATCCTCCTTGCTGGTGTAGGGTCCCATCGTCCTTACACCGAACAAATCGTACCCTCTTATGTAGGCTTTCATTTATCTTCCTTACTGTGAAAAAGCCAACCTATACTCGGTCTTTCCAAGAGCATCCAAAGAACAGTGCCCTATCTCAACAGTCTTTGGCCCTTTTTCAGACTTCAACCTCTTGACCTCCCTCCCTACTTCCTTTCCAGAAAACAAAGGCCAGATATAACTCTGGCCTTCAGCATCAGCGACCCGAATGGCATATTCTTGCTTCATTGCTATACCCTCTACTATGTATTTGCTGTTGCAATCCTTATTGCATGGTAAGGGAGGTGTTGTATGCCTTGTTCATAGCCTTGGAAGACCCAGTAAGGTCAATAACAAAAGCATGAACAGTGCTACTCTCCTTAAATCCTAATCCTATCTTAAAGCTCATCTTCATTGAGGACATAAATTCCTTGCTTATGTCCGTGGCATAACAAGTCATATTGTTAATCGCCTTTACCTTGTCAAGATTTCCTTGCCCAGAACTAACGGTCTGCCCATCTTCTGCAACAAGAAGAGCTGAGAACTCCATAACATTAGGGCCCACAGCAATACCTGAGTTGCAAAAGATCAGCATGGGCTCTTCTGGCTTGGGGAAACCAATGGCAACAAAAGTGTTATCACTCTTTATGAAGGCAACGTGTTGCTCTGCCTCCCATTTGCCGGTTATCTCTTCGCTTACCTGCTTCTGCTCAACATTGGTAACTACAGCAGGCTTAGCAACCTGTGGCACAATAGTCGGAGTGCTAGGCACACTAACAGCAGCTGCGCTAGGCTGCACCGAATTCCCATTAAAGGTAAGAGTGTTACTTGTGGTAGAAATACTCCAAGGCTCTATCTTTGACAAAGCCGACATACCAAGGAGAAATGGCCCGTCTACTCCAGGGATAGTAGCCGCAACAACGTTTGTGAGAGTAGTATTCCCAATCTTTAACGTCCTAATCTTAAACTCTACTGTTTTTACGGTATCTCCATTCCCTACGCCGGCCTCATCCTCTCCAATAATATCTCCCGTCTGCACCTTTCCAGTCAAAACAAGGGTCTTAAACACAGAATGCGGAACTAGCACTGCATAAGCTCCACTATCCACCTGGAAATCTACAGTTATAGTCCCGTTAACAGTCACCGGAACGGTTATCGCCCCACCCTCCACCGAGGTAAGAGGAATTATCTCAGCACTCACCATTGCTGGGATAATAGCCAAAGCAGTCTTCAAACCTAACTTAAACGTCTTCATTTGTTTTCATCCTAAAGCCTACCTAATACGTGCCATCTGTGCCGTTCTTAGCTCCTGCGCCAACTTCATGTCGGTCTCCCTGACTATCGCCCTGATCTCATCTAACTTGGCTTCATTTGAGCTAATTACTGCACCTTCTTCCTTTGCCTTATATGCCTCAACAACGGCTCGCCATCTTGGTTTATTCATAACAACCTCAACTTTCTATCTCATAATAACCAGATCCCTCTATCCCGAGGGCGTTAGCTTCATCTGTGTCCAAATGAATCTCTGGCACAGTATTCTCGTCTCCCTTACGCACGAGAACTCCTTCCAAAATGGCCGGCCTTTCCCCATGGATCTTGGCCTGCACATAAGACCCGTCCTCTACCCCAAGCACCGTAAGCAAACGGGATGGCAAGTGTACGTGCCTCTCAGCTATAATCCCTGCCATCCTCTTGATTTCGTTACCATTATTTGCCAAAGTAACCTCGGCAGCCCCAGTCAAATCCCCTGAACTTCTTATGGGAACCTCCTTCCTCCCAACTTGCGACAACTGGGAGCGCAGCAACTCCACTTGCGTAACCGAACGGCAAGGCCCTAAAACCTTCAGCAGCAAAGGACGCCTCACCATTGGACCGCTAACAGTTACCCTAGTCTTGGACACAAAAAAGCCTGGCTGAACCAGGCTTGGGGCTTCAGGATCTGGAACGAGAACCGATCCAGACCCGAACAGATCCTCTAAATCCCCTTGACTAATGTGGATATGTGCGCCAGATACGCTCGTTAAAATTCGAGAACTCATCTTTATCTCCCCTCTGTTGATGCACCTAGACCTTAAAGCTAAAGCTAAAGCTAAAGGTCTAGGCGCGACTTTAAATCAATCCTTTATAAAAATACCTTCCTTGGTAAATCCCTTGCGAACACTTATGATCAACCACGCTTCGTACAAACAACTATTGAGAAACTCCTTGGCAAAGACCTTGCGGGCTTCTTCATCGTCGGGATACTTGCTCATTGCATAGCAAGACCCGAAGTTAACAAGAACCACCAGCAAATCCCCAACTGCATCCTCAATCCGACTACTGTTATTTCTTGCAATCCCTGCCGCCAGCTCCCCCAGCTCTTCCGTTAGCTTGACAAACTGCGGACGCAAGTCCGCAACGTGCAAACTACGCTCTGCACCCCACCCGATGACGTTTTCAACAAGCTCTTCGAACGTTGGCATCATCTCTTCATCCCCCCAAAACCCGCTTAACCAGCCGAACCCCTATCCTTACAATAAGGATAATAGCAACTATCATTGCTATGATAATGAGCATCTCACTAAATGACGGCCCCATTTCTGTCTCCTCTTTTACTATACATTTCAAATACAGACCTTATAATTACACGCCCAAGCATATAAGTTATGAGGAAGATTTCAACCGCGAGAATAACTACCATCCCAAGGATGATAGCTATTCCGCAAAAAGTATTTATCTCTATCTTTACCCCCTAAATTAAACAAGTCAATTTTTAACATAAACCTTGTTTTTCCACACGTTTTTATTTTTACAACTGCTTGTGTTAACTATCTGCCACAAACTTGGCGGAGATCCGATCCTTCAAATACGCAATCCCTCCAAGGATTGCTCCCACTGAAAAAATCCCCGAGAGCACGAGGATTGCCAAACAGGCAATAAATGCCACGAACCACAACACTGCCACAAGAATATCCACAATAATTACCTCCAACAAGTTACCGAACTACCGACATTTCTCAACATTTACTAATATTTATCAAAGGCTTAGACAATAAATTCTCCAACAAAAGATGCAAAATCGCATCGGATTAAGTTTGGCAAAGTAACTTAATCCGATGGGATCTAACAGGCAAAGGCCGCTTTACACGGCTCCTTGATTTACCCTTGATGTTCGTTGCTTCTTATGGCCAGAGGTCAAACTCATCCATGCACTTTCGCGCTTGGTGATTGGCAGGGCATATACCCCACTCTGGGGGCATCTCGTCTCCGACATCTAATCCAGGACAAGAGGGCGCTTCAACGAAAATGTAGGTACCATTAATCTCTCGCACAAGACCGCCGCCTTGTGTTCCCCATACCGGATAGTTGTGCTGTCTGTTCATTTATTTAATCTCATCTAGGGCTTGGTTGTTAGGGCTTGGTTGTTAGGGCTTGGTTGTTAGGTCTTCCTTAAAGTCAAGGTATAGGCGCGAATCCCCAAAACCAGCGGATTTTTATCAATAGGGTCTTAGCTTCTCGATAAGACCCCTTTGATATTTTTCCTCCCCTCCTCCCCCTCCTCAATGGCGATAGCTGGGAGGAAACGCCCTTACCGTTCTCTTATACCGCCCCACAAGTATCTTTGTGGAAGCAAGAGAAGCTCTTGCTTCAACCAAAGTCTGCAAAACTTCCTTCGGCACCGTCTTTTCTCCATACTTTTCAACCGCTTCCAAGTACTTCTTAGCAGCCCCATCACGGACCACTTGACACTCCTCTTGCTGCTCCTCAGCAGCGCAAAGGATCTCAAAAGCCCGAACGCGTTCTTTCTCAGACATGATCATGACAATTTCCTCAAAATCAATGGGTTACAGGTTACAGGTTAAATGGTACTCGGGGCGGGATTCGAACCCGCATGGCCGGAGCCGAGGGATTTTAAGTCCCCTGTGTATGCCGTTCCACCACCCGAGCTTTCTCTTTAAAATCAATGCTAGGCGCGCCAGTCGGCAAAGGTTCCCATCCCCACCCCGACCTCTCTCAGCCCCTCGCGCAAATCAGCAGCAACCTCCGCACTATCCCATCCATTGCTGCAAAGATCGTTCTCTCCAGAACTTACGTGACGCATATACCGCGACAAATTAAACTCGTTCTTCTTGTAGCAACGAGAATTGGGCTGGTTATGCCTGTTGTTATGCCCATTATTTTTCTCTTTACAGATCAATGGGCTAGGCGCACCGTCTCCCTCTCCCTCCCCTTCTAGGCGCGCCAACGACTTGTGCTCACCATAGGTCTTCATCTTGGTTCTCCAACCCTAAACCGACCTTACCTTCCCGACCGGTCTAGGATTTCTTTAGAATTCAAACGGTTAGAAGGAATACATGGGAGCCGCTTCATACCACTCCCACGCCTCCTTCTCCGCCTCCACCTGATGGTATTCCTCCGACGCCCTAAAGCTCTTGGAGCTCTCCTCAAACAAGCCAGGAGCAATCGAAACCATCTCCTCCAACGAACTATACCCCGCCTCATCACAGATTTGGCAAAGGAAATCTATCTGACGGTATTGCTGCATCATGTTCATCTCTCTTCTCTCCAAAATAAGGGATTTAATCCCGTTTTAAATACATTTAAGGTTGCCTAAAAGACAGCCTAAGAGAAACAAAAAAGGCAGAGAAGATTAATCCTCTGCCTTTATGCTTCTCTTGCGTTGTCCTTGCCCTTGCCCTTGCCCTTGCCCTTGCCCATGCCCTTGCGCCTATACCGGGAGGGGGCCCTCAAGAGCCCTCTCACCTCCTTGGTCTAGGCGCGATCCTAAACATCTCTCCTTGACTCCTCCTTGGTCTAGGCGCGATCCTAAACATCTCTCCTTGACTCCTCCTTTGACTCCTCCTTGGTCTAGGCGCGATCCTAAACATCTCTCCTTGACTCCTCCTTTGACTCCTCCTTTGACTCCTCCTTGGTCTAGGCGCGATCCTAAACATCTCTCCTTGACTCCTCCTTGGTCTAGGCGCGATCCTCAATCATGAGTCCATGTTATCTGGAGAATACCGGACATCCCCTTCCACCTCCTTGGGCTTCCAACTCCTTATAACCTCAATTTTTACATGGTTCGAGCTAGGCCCAAAAACCCCGCCTCCCCAAGTATCTTGAACCTTTACCCACTCTTCCATCGCAGCTTCGCTTCGTGCCAAGACCTCAAGCAAAGTACTGTAATACTTGTCCTCCCTGTCTATCCAAAGCAGGTAACCTATCGCCAATTCCTTTATGGCAAAGGTTCCATACTTGCCCTTAGAAAAAACCGGCGCACCTTCTTCCAATTCCATACCCCTGCCCTTAAACACCGCTACAACTCCCTTTGTTACTTCGTTCTTGAAGTAGTACCCTGGCCCTCGGTTTATGCTAAACCTTCCAATAGTATGCAGATCTGTAAGGTTATAATAACCTAGATACTCCCTACAATATACTCCCATCAAGTTTACAAAAGGAAGATCCATATCGTAAATTAACTTATAAGCTATATCAGCTTTAGTTCCGACTTCATAAGGAGATAAGTCCACGTTAAACCCCCGTACCTGTTTCAAATGTTCTACACTAAGCCCATGCCCATACCCTTTTCCAGCAAAATCCCCGCACCCGGTAGGATCCATAGGTGTCTCGGGTAGGGCAAAAGAAGCCATCTCCCTCTCGTGCGTCTTACTTGGCCTGATTATTGTCTTCACTTCTTTTTGGTGGCCCATAAGCCTTTTCCAAGGAGGAACTCCCCAGTCCGTGCTAAAGCCCTTCTCCCCTGCCCCTGCCCCTGCCCCTGCCCCCACTCCTTGGGCAAGGGCGTCCTTCTTAGCTTCAAGCTCGATCCTCTCTAATGCGGCGTATCCTCTATATGCACCAGTCCTTTTATTCTTGGCAACGCATCTGCCAACAAGGTTCTTCCTTAGAAGTTTCTCTATATCTATAGTCATAAAATTTACCTCATTTTTTATCTAGTCCCATCTAGTCCCATCTAGTCCCATCTCGCGCCTAGTCCTTCACCTTGCCCTTGCCACCCTACACCCTACCTTGCCCCACGAACTAGGCCCGTCTACCCTACCTTGCCCCACGGACTAGTCCTAGTCCTAGTCCTAGTCCTAGTCCATGGGCAAGACAGGGTACATTGCCATCCTCCTTCCTCCATAGCTACGCCGGGGAGGGCAAAGTACATTGCTGCTCTGCCCTGCCCAAGGCGCGCCTACCTGGTCTAGGCGCGTCGGGGAGGGCAAGGTACATTGCTATCCTAGATAGCCAAGGACTAGGCGCACCTACCTGGTCTAGGTGCACCTAGATAGCCAAGGACTAGGTGCGCCTAGTCCAGGTAGGCGCACCTACCTGGTCTAGGCGCACCTACCTGGACTAGGCGCGCCTACCTGGTCTAGGACTAGGCGCACCTACCTGGACTAGGCGCGAGGAAGGGACAAGGGCCTTACCAAGGACTAGGCGCGCCTACCTGGTCTAGGCGCGCCTAGATAGCCAAGGACTAGGCGCACCTAGATAGCCAAGGACTAGGCGCGTCGGGGAGGGCAAGGCATCTTATCAGGTCTGATTTATTTTGCAATTTTTTTATATTGCTAATCAAGAAAAAGTGTAAGTTTGATTTCCATACACAGCTTGTTTAAGTAGGGCAAAAAATAGCAGGTTCGAACCGTCCGCCCAACGTGTACGAAATACCCTACTTTTTGTAGAAAAACCACTTTTATATTGGCTGTGCACATAAGGTGGTTTTTCTCTTTTTTAAAAGCGATTGTTACAATTGTTGCAGTAATATGAACGAATTCCTTCAGTTTGAAAACCACAAATTACCAGTGTACATTTCGTTACCAAAAAGTGCCCTGTGGATAAAAGAGTGCCTTTTTGGACTTTCGATTTTTGGCAACAAAACTGTAATAAACAAGCACCAAACGGTCACAATCTGGCTTTTTTCCCGGAAATAATTATCTATTGTTACAGTTCTGTAACATCATATAATTATTTCCGGAAAAAAAGGGGTTTTCAACTTATTTGTGCTAGATTTAAAAAAGTTATTTAATTTTTCTGAAATTTTGTTACGCAGGAGGTACCTCTGAAAACAATATCTTTTTGGTAACTCGTTAAAAAACGTGTACGAAACCTGAAAAAGGCGTTTTGTACACGGTTCGACAACCCTCTGCCAAATCGTGATTTTCCCATGGGTCGAGCAAAGGTCCGACGGTCGATTCCCGTTCCCCAAACAAAGTTACAACAAATTAAATATATATATACTAATAGTGTATAGTAAGTAAGTAAGAGAGGGTAGCAAGGGTCCACCCCTTGTGGACAGCAGCCCTTGCCTCTCCCCTCGCGCCTAGCCCTTGGTAAGGCCCTTGCCTCTCCCCTCGCGCCTAGCCCTTGGTAAGGCCCTTGCCTCTCCCCTCGCGCCTAGCCCTTGGTAAGGCCCTTGCCTCTCCCCTCGCGCCTAGCCCTTGGTAAGGCCCTTGTCCCTTCCTCGCGCCTAGCCCTTGGTAAGGCCCTTGTCCCTTCCTCGCGCCTAGCCCTTGGTAAGGCCCTTGCCTCTCCCCTCGCGCCTAGCCCTTGCCAAGGCCCTCAGATCTCGCCCCTTGCCCGATCCTCCCGAGCCACCTCTTCCCAAAATCTTTTGTTGAGCCTTCCAACTCTGAGCTGAGCCCTTGCCCAGCGCCCGGGCTCGCTCGGGTAGAAGAGCTGTAGGTTTGCCAACCTCATGCGGGCAGCATGAAGGGCACGGGCTAGGCGTAGTCTACGGCTTGTTTTATCGTTCATGAGGGTTCTCCAAAAATCGACCTCACAGCAAGGCCATCACGGCCTTGCTGCGGTCTTGCCAATACAACCACCAAGGGGTACCCCCCAAAACCGCGCCTAGCCCTTGCTACGGGTTCACAGCCCATTTTGGGGGCATCCGTGCCCAAAAAAGACCTGAAAAAGGCCCAAAAAGGGCAGTATCTAGGCGCGATGGAGGTGGTTAGTTCAGGTCTGCCAGCCCCTGGGCACGGTCAGCCACACGGTCGAGGCGCGCCGCCTCGGCCCTAAAATCACCGCTAAGGGCCCGGTTTTGGCGCATCCGAGCATATTCCCTTGCCAGATTGGCACGGTCACGGGCATCGGAAGCACGAGCAAGGTGAAGGATCTTAGGGTTGTTGGTCATGGTCTTCTCCAAAAATATTTTAGTTGGGTTGCTGAAAAAGCCTTGACAAGGCAACTTTTCAGTTGTATCCTGCCCCAACAGGAGCAGGATACAACTAAATAGTAACGAAAAAGGCCCCTGCTCGGGGCCTTTTTCATGTCTGGAACGCGCCTATACCGCGCCTATACCGCGCCTATACCGCGCCTATACCGCGCCTATACCGGAGCCTAAAAAGCCCAGGTTTAGTTGGGACGGTCTTCGAGAACCGCGTATATCGCATAGATAAGGGTGAA